AAGAGTATTAGTGTAGTCTGTAAAGCCATCGAAGCAATCAAGCCTGATGGATATATTGATTTAGGGGACACGGGTGACTGGGAAAGTATAAGTCATCATAAATATAAAAAAGTAGGTGGCCCACCTAGACTAGAATATTATTTACCTAACTTTATTCAAGAAATTGAAGAAGTTAATAAAGGAATGGATATAATAGATGCTAGTTTAGATAAGGCAAAAGTAAAAGAACGTTACTTTATACAAGGTAATCACGAATTTTGGATGGATATGTTTGTAGATCAATATCCATATCTTCCAGAATACAATACTAAAGATGCTTTAAAGTTAGATAAAAGAGGTTATAAGTATTATCCTCAGGGAACATTTTTGACAATTGGAAATTTAGGGTATTACCACGGAGATGAATATGGTGGTATGCATCATGCTGCAAATCATTGCAATCAATTTAAATGCAATGTAATGTATGGTCATCATCACGATGTTCAGGTATATACATCTAGAAGTAAAAGAATGGGTCCTGTAACCGCTTATAGTATTGGTTGCTTAAAGAATATGGACTATAAAAGTAATAAATTTACAAAAGGGAGACCATTGAATTGGAGACAGGCTTTTTCTATTGTAACATACGTAGGAAATAGTTACTTTGTTGAAATAGTAGAAATAAACAATGGTAAAGCAATAGTGAACGGAGAGTTAATTGAGGGATAATGGACATTTTAGTTATACTAGAGACTTTTGGAATACCTGTTGCGGTAGCAATGGCTTTTGGTTTTTTTATATGGAAACAAAATAAGTATATACAAGATGATTTAGCTAAAGATATTGCTGGACACTTTAAACGTTTAGAGGCTATAGTTATAAAACTTATAGATCAACAAAAAAAGATACAGCTAGATATTAGGAAAATGGAAGGAAAATACCAAAGTTTAGTTGATATAATTACTAAACTGCTAAAGAAAGATAAAGATGCCTAAGCAATTAAAAGAATTAAGAAGATTTAATATAGGTACTAAAAGTTCAGGCTCAGATACAGATATGCCTGAAGAAGCTGCTATATATAGTAAAAATATAGATGCTTTATCTGAAGAAGGTAAACTTAAAGGTGTTAAAGAGCATGTTAAGGTTTTAACATCTGAAGGCAAAATTATACAAAAAATTACATTACCTCCTGCTCCTTCTGGCTATACTGCATGGCCTGGTAATTGGACAATAGAGTTAAGTGATCCAAATGCTGATAAATTTAAAGATTCTGCAAACAATTATTTTGTAGGATATGATTTAAAAATTAAATTTAATCATAAAGGTTTAGGTAATACTGAGCTTGTTGTTAATTTACCAGTTCCTTCATATGATCCTCCAGCAGGATCTTCTGATGCTCGAATACTTAGACTTCATAATGATAATATATACACAACAATAAAAAACACATTAGAAGGTTTATCTATACCTGGTATGAAAGTTCGGTTAATTAGAGCTTGTAATGGAATAGATTTTGCAAATGGCCCTTATTATTATCCTGATTCTAACTATACTGATTTTGTAGTAACTGACGAAGAAACAGGTGAAGGTGAAGAGCAATATATAGTAAACAATCATACTTGTCCTTTTGATGGTCTTGTAAAGCAAGGAGGTGACGCTGTACCACATGAAGCAATGCCACCTTATAGAGCTTTTGAAATACAATTTGATAGAACATTTACTGATAGTAATAATGTAGCATGGAATGTTGATAATATTGCTGTATCTGTTATTACACCAAAAAGTAATACAGAAACAGAAACATATGATATAAATACTGTCTATGCTAACCCAGAAAATGAAGTTTTACAATTAGGTGCTTCAGCTTCTTCTTATTATCCTATTTATGATGCAACTGAATATTTAAATGTAAATGCAAATGAAATGGAATTTTCTGTAAGAGAAGCTAAAAATAATCTTGTATTTTATTCAATAACAGAAAACGATACAACTCATCCAGGATACGATGTAGACACTGATACAGGCGCTGGCACTACAAATAGAATTAAAGTTATTGAAGATTTTTATGGTTCTAAAAAATATATCGATTCATATGATGCCGATGGAGAAGCAAATTATTTTGATATACCTAGCGCTCCTGCTGATGTTTCTTTAACCAAAAAGAATGCTGATGTATATATTGGTTCTGGTAATACAGAAATGACTAAATCTAAGTTTTTTGGCAAAATATCTCATAAACAGTTTAATAATGCACTTGATGAATACAGATTAGAAGATGCGGAAGTTTATCCCTTAGATGATGGACAAACAGTATTTAACCTTGTAGATATAAAATATAATCGTCACGGAACGACAAGTGGAGCTGGATTTACAACAGATAAAATATATGGCATAAATGATGCTATGATGCATATTTTTGGAATAAACAACATTGGAAACGGTAATGATGCTAGTCCAGATTCAGATACTAATTCTAATTTAGGTATACAATTTAAAGATACGAACACTTTAACATTTACACCAGCATCATTAACTCCTAGTAGATTTGCTTATGAATCTTGTTATAATATATCAAATGGTGTTTGGACTATTGGTTCAAAAAATATTTTTCAATCATCAAATTGGAGCCATGATGTAAACACTTCTTATTGGTGGTGTGCTGATAAATATAGAGAAGCAGTTCAAATGGTTAGAACCACATTTGATGGAACTGTGTTAACTAATAGAAACCATGATGTGCCTATTAATTTAAATTTTGATAAACCTCCACCATCTGGTATGAAAATTACAGATGTTATAGAAACTTATGATAGTGGTGCAGCTGCTGATGATCAGTATAGGGTTTGGGTGTTATTTACTAAAAAAGATGGAACAGCTTATACTTGGCACGAAGAATTTGTTTATTCATTTCTAGTTTCAGAGATTAATTGGTCTACTGGAAATGTACCAGCAAAAACACATACTCCTCCTACTTTAAAAATGAAAGCTGAAAGAGCATGGAGTGGAGGTTCTGGATCAAGTAGATCTGTTTATGTGGATGGAGTGACTCATAAAATAGATTTTGATCATTTTCCATACGTTTGTCATGAAGGTACTTGGAGTTGTAGACAAAATAAATTTTATTATAGAAAATGTGATGATATGGGAGATACAACAGGCCAAGAATGGAAGTCTTTAAATGCTAGACATTGGAATAAAGAACACGAAAACGAAAGTTGGGATTTAGGTGTAAACTGTGGTTTTGTTGAAGATTCTGGTTATGAAATCACTCCACATAGGACTGGATTAATTGATTTAGACCATGGACATAGAGTTGGTTTAATTGCTCATTTAAAAGCAAAATTTGTTACTGATGCTGGTAAACTTCACACTCAAAGAGTAAGCCCAAATTCAAGTTGGCCTAATCGTAAATTTAATATTTATCCTTCTTCTGGTGGAACAACTATTGATATAGATGAGCCTATGATGTTTTTCCTTGATTATGAACATAAAGGGACTCATCAAAGAAGAGTTGCTAGTGGTATAGATACGGCAGATCCAGGAAACTCTGGTAACCCTGCAGATTCAGATGATAAAACATATAGATATTGTGCTTATAAATATGATGGTGGTGATGATAAATTAAATATGATGGCTTTAGCTTTTGCAAATTCTACCTCAGAAACAACTTACGGTGGATATACAGATATTAATAAAATTCCTCATAAAATGCGTGATATTGTATGTTTTAATAAACATTTATCAAATACAGGAAATCCAAATTTATGGATGTCTGTAAGAGGTAACGATAAAAATGCTACAACAATTCAAAAATATTTATATGATTACCCAAATAGAGCAGGAACAGATCCTATTTTTACTAGAAAACTTGGCATTGGGACTCAAGGCGCTAATGATCATACTCCAATGATATTTGAAAAATTAGGGACATCTACATTTGCTCATAATAGAGATTCAAATACAAATGAATCATTTTTTATTTCACCAAGACAAGGTGCATACCTTAATGCAACAGGAGAATGGAATAGTTCTACAGGATGGATTCCCCCAGCTGAGACTAATTTAAGTACTGGTGAAATATCAGATTTATATTTAGATACATATATTAAACATCATGAGCACAGTGAATTAGAATTTGGTATAGTTTTAAATGAAGGAGATTTAACAGGGGTAGATGGTGATAGTAATCCAATACCTGGTAATTTTAATGCTGGAACTACTTATTTTTATAAAATGTCAGTATTATATGATGGCTATCAAGAAAGTCCAATAACTGGCTTTTATTTTGCATTTACTCCTTCTGAAAACTGCAATAGTGTTGTTATGACAGTTAAATTAGAAGAACCTGCAGTTAGGGCAACACATATAGTAATATATAGAAAAAATACCATTGAAGACTTTTATAGAATGGTTACTGAAATAGATTTAGGAGAAGGTTGGGGATTAGTTGGAGATTCATATTTTATAGTAAAAATTGATAATGGTATTTTAGGAGCAACATATGAAGCTATAACTGGTATGCCTGAATCTTTAAGAGATACCAATGTAAATTATACAATAAGTTGTTCAGCTGGTGGTTATTTATTTGTTGGTAATTGTTTTCATCCAGAAATAAAAAATGGACAAAACTTTATATTTAGAAGCCAACCAGACAACTTTTCAATTTTTAATTGGTCAAGAGACTTTTTAATATTACCTAATCCTCCAACAGCTCTTACATATTGGGCAGGTAGATTATATGCTTTTGATAAAGCAAATATGTATAAAATAGATCCAAATAGTATGGTTATAGAAGACGAACATGCTGGTGTTGGTTGTTTTGGAGAACAATCATATATAGTTACTGATTTTGGGTTATATTTTTGTGATACAAACAATATGTATATGCATAATGGAGCAAAAGTTACACCTATTGGTACTGATATACTAAAAAACTCTAAATATGATGAAACGGGCACAATAAGGAGCAATTGGCATAACATTAATCATGCCTATGATCCATATGTTGCTTATGATGCATTTAATCAAACAGTAATGTTTATGTGGGAAGATGAAAGCGGAGATAAAGGTTCTTGGAATTATAATATACCTAGAAATAGATGGGATTTAGTAGATATACCTAAACCAAAAGCATTCTTACAAGGAAAATTAGGTGAAAGATATGTTTCAGATGGAAAATATTTATATAACTTAAATAATAGTGAAACAAAACTAAATTGGACACACCATACTCCAAATTTAGATTTTGGTTTCCAGACTGTTGATAAAAAAATTAAAAAAATTAAAATCATTTTTAACAATGCTGCAGACTTATCTTCTGGAGAGTTTACTATGAATGTATATTCAGATGATGTGTTATTATATACTGTAAATCATCCATTACACACATCTTCAGAAAAGAAATTTAAAGATGAAGAGCATGAAAGGGAATATAGATTACCTAAGAATAAAACTAAAAAATTAAGAATAGAAATAGTAGATTCTAATATAGAAATTGATTCTTTTGCTATCACATATACTATGAAAAAGGTTGATTAATGGCTGTAAGAGATAGTATAGGTAAAATAAGAAGAAGTGCTCCTAAAGTCGGAGATCCTACCCTCCAAAGAGCTATAGATACAATATATAAAGATATTAATAAAGTAGCAGATGGTACGAATGCACCTTCTTTAAAATCAGCTACTGTAGGAAGTATAGGAGCAGATGGCGATATAAGATTATATAAAGGTCATGGAGCAGATGGTAGTATCGGTTATTTTCTTCAAGGAAAATTTAATGATGGTTGGGCAACAACTCGTTTAACATTAGAAGCTAAAAATCCAGAGGCTACAGAAGTTTTAGGAAGTTCTGGAGGTGGAGTCGGAGGTGGACCAGAGCCTTATATTACTAGATATGGAGTTACTTATCAAAATCTAGCATTTAATAATGATATAGCAGGAATAACTGGAGATATTGCTGGAGATGGATTAGTTGCTAGAGGTAATCATAAACATACTCATTGGACATTACCAGACCCTACTGAAGATGGTACCAATACAGAACATTTAAATACAATACATTTTCCTTTACAAGCATCTGCTAATTCTGATGGCGAGCAAGCTCTTAATGTAAGTGATCAAGCAGGCACTACTGGTCTTCAAAATGTTGCTGCAAGAGCAGATCATAGGCATAAATTAGACATGGCTCCTGATTATGTATGGACAGGAAACAATACATTTGGTGATCAATATGGTATTTCAGGTAAAACAGTTACAATAAATGGGCCAATACCTAATAATGCTGGAGATTCTTTAGCATTAAAAGTAACTGGAGATATGCTATTAGATGGTAATTTAAATGTAGTATATTCACAAACTCAATCTTCTGCTGTTGATTTAGCAGACGATGTAGCATTAAATACTAATAATATTGGTGGTGGCGGACAAAATACTTCTTATACTAAGAAAACAATTATCCATGGTCCTACAAAATATACTGCTGGATTATCTGTAAAGAGAAGCGCAGTTTCAGACTTATATAATTATCATTATGATAATGCAGATCATGGTCAAAACACACCTAATGTTATATTCCAAGACAATAGTGCTTCTGGTCAATTAAGACTAGCTTATGATAGTACATACTATTTTGATTTTAAAATAGACAATCAAGGCACATTATTATTAGAACCTCAAGGAAATATTGAATTAAAACCTAATAATGATCAACCTGATGGAGATGGGGCAGTTTTACCTAAAGGTAATTTACAAGTAGATTTAGGTACAGATACAAGAAAATGGAGAAGTGTTTATGCTGGAGAGTTAATATTTGATAATTTAGTAGCACAAAATGTTGTATCTACTATTGGTGGAAAAATAATGGTTGCTCCAACTTCACAACTTGTTCAAGATTTACCCCAAGGAGCAACTACTTATATCCATATAGAACATAATGATTCTAATTTTAAAAATGCTTGGATATTTTTATCAAAAGGAAGTGGTGGTACGGTTCAAATTGAAGCTATAAGGACTCAAAATGTAGACCCAACAGAAGTAGTTGCAGGCAAAGAGTATAAATATCCTATTCAAACAAGAAACGGTGATGGAAGTGGAGCTAATGCTTGGGCTAAAGGTGATGCTGTTTCTGTTCTGCATTGTATCAGTAGTGGTGGAAGCAAAGGATTTATTGAATTAACTGCTAGTGGTTCTGTTTTTAATAATAATGGTCCAAGAATTACATTGTTTTCTGCAACAACTACTGGTGAAACGGCTTGGAATGCTGCAAAACCTATGTTTTCTGTTGGTCAAATTCAAGGTTATGCTGGATTTCCTGATTCAGATGACTTTGGTTTAGCAATAGGTAATAATTTACTTTTAAACCCTGTAACAGAAGATTTTAGAGGTTTAACAGTTGATAGAGCAAAAGGGTTAAGAATGTACAATAGCCCTATTCAAATTTATGATTCTGGAACTAAAAAGGTTGAAATAAATAGAGATGGAACACTAAGGTTAGGCTCTAGTCTTCAACCAGCTGATGTAAATACTAAAGCAGATTGGGATACAGAAAACTCAAATGTGGGACTTGTATGGGATGGAAATGTTTTAACAATAAACGGCATAATACAGTCTTGGGGAGATATATTACAAAGTGAATTAGATGATTTAGATGCTGCAGATCAAGATTTACAAGGGCAAATTAATGCCATACCAGAATTAGATGGTTTATCAAACTATGCAGCAGCAGAAACTTTATCTCAACATTTTCCTGGAAATATATTTTTAGATTGGGATTTTGAATTTAATCCACAACCTCCATCAACATATACTGATATGCAATTATGGAATTGGCCTGCAAACAATGCAAACTTTCAAAAAGCAAAATCGCCTGAAATAGAACCATATAATGGTACTCAAGTTATGAGGGGAACTTCTCAATATGTAGATGTAGGAACAAACGCAAACTCAACATGTTATATGACAGATTTAAATGGAAACAGACTGTTATTACCTATAGTAAGAGGTTTAAAGTTTAGTGGCAGAATGTTTTATTATATACCTTCTTCAAATTGGATAAGCAACCCTCCAAATAATACTTGTGGAATAGGATTAAAAATATATAATTCATCTAAAACTCAATGGATGTATGTTGGTCCTGATCTTTTTGTTGGCTCAGCAGCTTCAACTAATCAATGGACAGAAGCAACAGGAACTTGGACTGTTCCTGAATTTGTTACATTTACAGCAGGAACTCCACCATATTTGTCTGGTGCACCATCTTATGCAGAGCCATATCTTATAGTAGATGAAAATAATTCTAATGAAAATAGTGGCACGTCTGATATGTATGTTTATTTTGATGATTGCTCATTAATGATAGATTCAAGTCTTGCTATGCCTGCTAATCCTACTGGAGATGCAGCATTCTTTGCAGGTAGTGATGCTTTTGGTATTCATGACGGTACTAGATGGAGAACATTCTTTGGTTTAAATGCTAATGGTTCAGTAATGAAACTGACAAATTCTGAAGGAACTGATTTAGTTACTTGGGATAACGATGTATTTAGCATTGGAACTGGTATTAAGTTATTTGCAGATGGAGACTTAAAAATAGAAGGTGACTTAAAAATAGGGCTCCAAGGTTCAATAATGAGTCATCCAGATGGCTATGCACAAGAAGGTATATTCCTTGGTCATAATCTACATAGTGAAGTTGCTAAACCAAAATTTAGTCTTGTTAAAGGTACTAAGCATTTTAAATATGATTCACATTTAGATGTATTAGAACTAGCAAATGCAGATATAAATATGGTTAATGGAAAGATGACTGTTGACAATCCTGATGTAAACGTAATTATAGGTCAAGGAGTAGGCAATCAAGGTTCTAATGATCATGATAATATAATTATAGGAACTTGGGAATCTCAACTACAATCATCTCCAACAGGTCAAGGCATATTAGTTCAACATAATACATTAAGAAATGCAAATGCAGGCAATGGAGCAGGAACAAATAAATATGATTATTCTAAATTAGACCAAAATGGATTTAATAGAGCAGGTTTTGAATATCCAATCTTTATAGGAGCACTTCAAGAATGTCCTGGATGGGCAGGAAGAGGCACTAGTGGAACGACTTGGTACGGTCCTAAAGCAAATAAAATATTTGACAATTATAATGGACAAAAAATATATTATCCAGGTTCAACAGATTTATATAATAAAGTTCCTCCAGGAAGAGCGCTATTTTTACAAGTAACTCCAGCTTTTATTATAAATAATACCACTTCTAGTGGCGGTCCATGGCCAATTAAACTCTCAGATAAAGACTCAAAATGTTGTGCTGAATTTCAAGTATTTTACAGGTGCACAGACGATTACCAATCCTCAACATTACAATATGATAATGGTTTTCCAAGTAATCATACAGTAAGCAATAAAATAGAAAGATTAGGAACGTTATTTGCTAGCGGATCACAATATGGTCCATGGAATTGTTATATTACAGAAAATACAGATGTAGATGATTTAAGAATAGCTTCAATTTTTATAAGTAAAGGTAATACAACAACAGAAGGTCAGGTTCAATGGAACAATATTATGATTTGGGAAGTTTCTATGGATAATGTTCCTGCAGAATCAATATTTCATAATAATGCAATAATAGAACATATTGATGATTATCCTTGGGGTACTGGTATGTCATTAAGTGGAGGAAATCCATTCTAATGGCTAGCTTAACAGATACAATATATGATATAGCCGATCAGTATACAGATGATTCTAAAACAAATGTAACTAATGCTAAAATTCAAAGTGCTGCAAGTGGCTTTATGACTACATTAAATAATGCTCGTTCTGCAGGAGATTTATCTGGTACTTATAGTTATAGTTCTGATATATCTACAACACCTACAGGATTTAGTGATAGTGATATAGGTATTGATGCAATAAAAGAATCAAGCCTTAGAACTAAGGTCAGATCTGCAAATACAGTTTTTAACTTTAAAAATACAGTAAATAGTAAGTATATTATAGTATATGACAAACAATGTTATTTGTTTGCTTCAGAAAGTAACTTTGATGATGTTATGTCATCCTTTAGATTAAAATTAGCTGATGAAATATATTCAGGAGTTAATTTAACAGCTACTTATAATAGTAGTTTAAGTAATATAATGAGTAACCATAATAACCATATATAGGAGTAAAAATGGCGGATAATAAAGAAACTGTTAAAGAACAAATAAAAGCTCTTGAAGAGCAAAAAAAGAACACTGAAACTATGTATTTTAAACTACAAGGCGCTATAGAAGCCTTAACTGCAGTTCTTCCAGAAATTGACAAAAAAGAAGAATCTGTTAAAAATATTAAAAAGAAATAGGAATATTAACGGGGAATTACTTATATTATAATGAGTTATTGTAACTCGTTTTAGTATAATACCATATACAGGGGGGTAATTATATGTCTTTTTGGTATAAACCACCAAAGAAGATTGATCCAAATAAAATCTATGATATGATGTCATCTGAAGGAACTCAAACTATGTTTGACCGTTCAGAGGCGCTTTTAGATCCTAATAGCCCAATAAACCAAGCAATGTATAATAAATTGCATTCTACAGGTCAGGAGAATCTTTACACTCAAAATAGACTGAATAGAATGAACATGGCCTCTCAAGGTTTAAGTGGTCAAAGTGGTGTTGCTAATGCTATAAGCGTAGAAAACGCACTAAAAAACAGTGGAAATATAATGAATCAGTTCACAGATATGATGACTAATAATTTAGGTATGTCGAACAGTTTATTACAACAAGCTACTGCTAATGATATGACTGCAAGAGATGCTAGTGCTTCTGCTTATGGACAAAACATAACTGCTCAAAATAACTTCCAAGCATCTAAAGATGCATTTTGGACTCAAATGGGTGGAGCTGCAATAGCTGCTATGTCTGATAGAAGATTAAAGAAAAATATCAAAAAAGTTGGAAAAGTTAGAACAAAAGATGGTAAAAAAGTAAATTTATATTCATTTGAGTATAAAGGTCAAAAAAAGAAACAAGTTGGTGTTTTAGCTCAAGAAATAGAAAAATCACACCCTTCTGCCGTTAATAAGAATAAACAAGGTATGAGAAGTGTTAATTATGGAGCATTGTTCGGGTAATGTCACAAATACAAAGAGATGCAAGTGGAAATATTGCAGTTCATTCAACTGCACCATCAAATTTTTTAGCTAATATAAAGCCTATAGAAATTGATGATCGTTTTAAATTTGAAATACCTATGAATGATGGACCTACAAAATTAGGGGGAATGCTTGGTAAAGCATTTGGTGGTGTAAATGAATTTTTAAACAAAAAAGGTAGTTTCGGCCCTTTCAAAGAAATGACAATGGGTGATAGATTTAAAAAGCTAGGTCAAGGTTTTATGAAAGCCGCAGCAAGTAGACCAAAGTATGATAGCTGGAGAGACTATAAACAAAACAATCGCTGGGGCGGTTAAGGAAGGAAATCACAATGTCAAGATCTGATGACGCAATGTTAAATAACATTTTTAAAAACTCTACAGTAGGTAATAGATTTGGAGCTGGTGCTAATCGTGACAGTTTATCTTCAGCTTTTAGTAATCCTACATCTCGTTTAAACAATTTAGGTTATGTACCATCATCTGCAGGACAAGGGTATCAAGACCATGTAGCAAATAAATCTATATTTACTACACCAGGTTCAGCCTCTTACAATGCTCAACATAACAATAAATTTCAACAAATGGGTGACCAAAGAGTAAGTTCTGATAGATATGCAAATATCCGTAAATTTAGAAATAACATAGATTTTGAAGATAAAGAATCTATTAAAGAACTTCAAGGTTATTTAGGTGTTGAACAAGATGGTATGTTTGGACCTAAAACAGAAAGAGCTTGGAGACAAGCGGTAGCTGGTATGGATAAAGCTGATGCTATAGAAGCAGGAGCAACTCCAGAACAAGCTGAACAAGAAGTATTAAGATATGACTGGAATGAGAAAGAATTAGCAGATAGAGTTGCTGGTTCTAGATGGAAATTAGGTGGTAAACTTAAAGAAGCTTGGACAAACTTAGATGAAAAAGTATTCAAAGGAAAACTACCTGGTGGTTATAATCGAGGTATTTCAGATATGTCTGCTGAAGATTATTATGCAAGTTTAGATAAAGCAGGTACTAAATAGTGGCTAATTTCGGCACATATGAAGGACACAGAATACATGCTGATGCAACTAGCAAGGCTGTAGATACTGTTACTGCTGCATTTGATAGAGCTCAAAGACAAAAGCAATTTGAACAACAACAAGCAAATTGGGAAAAAGAGCATCAATATAAAATAGATCAAGACAAACTTGACCAAGACTATAGAAATCAACAAACTGCTATTACTAATGCTCAAAACTTAACTAAAAACACAGGTTTAGTTCATAATGCTTATAAAGATGAACTTACAGGTAAATGGCTTGTAGATAGTACTGGAACAGATTCTTATGATAAGCAAAGAGATCTTATATCAGATAAACAGACACAGGTACAGCAAGAAATAGAAAGAATAAAGTCTAGTGGTAAACCAGGAACTTATGAGGATATTCACGGTAATACAGTTCATTATGACCCTGTAGCAGAAGGTCTTGTTATTGATAATACTCAACATGATTTAACTCAAAAGAAGAAAAAATCAGAAAAAGATTCAGCACTAAAAGACGCTAGAAGTATATATAGTACTCAAATGATGAGCGAAGACCTAGACCTTGGTAATCTATCTAATCTTTCTAATATGATGGATAGAAGTCAAATTATGACTATGTTAAAAGAAAGTAATCCTAATATAGATTGGACTGAAGATGATGTTAATGCAATATTAGCAGATCAAGCTAACTGGGCTCCTGAAGTTAAAAATAAAATAAGACAAAAGTATTCAGGTATGGATGCTGATTCATTAAATTTAACTTTAACCGAGGACGATAAAATTGCTGTTAGAAATTATGTAAGAAGTGTTATGCCTAATCAAGAATTACCTGCAGGATTTGATGTAGGACAATGGTTAACAGGTAATGAGAATTTTTTTGATTGGAATAGCGAAGATGGCAAATTGCAAAAAGAAGCCGAAGGTTGGACTTATACTAAAAAATCAGGCGCTGGAGATTATATTAACCCTACAATAGTTTATTCACAAAATGATAATCCAGGTTGGGGCGGTCATATAGAGTTTATTGGTAATACAAAAGATCCAAGTGCTGATGATAGAGCAACAAGAAATGTTCTTTTAGATGCTATAAAATTAATGAAGGACCAAGAAGTAGATAGAAATTTATGGGATGCTTCAGATGATTTTGAGTTAGAAAGAAGTAAAAGTGGCGATAAATGGACTCTTAGAGAAAAAGATATATTTGGCGATGATGAATATGAAGTAAAAGTAATAGATGGTAAAGCAATGATCAACTGGGAAGGTGATGATTGGATTGAATTAACAGGAGATTTAGATTGGGATTAAGGAGATATAATGGCATTAGGTAATTTATCAAATTATGCTGGCCCACAAATTACGCCAGAGGAAAGACAACTTAAAAACGAAAGAAGTAGAGTAAATAGTTTTATTCGTTCTTATGAGCGTAATCCTGATACATGGAATCCCTCTATGATTGCTTCTTTAGAAAAATTAGCATTACAATATCAAATACCTTTTAGAAGACATATACCACAAAAAAGTGCACTTCATCAAGCAGGAGCATTTGTAGGAGGTGCGTTAGATGGTGTTGCATTTGATTTAATCCCAGATAAATGGTATTCTTCTGAAGGTACTCGTGCTGCTAAGAATTGGGGAAAAGGTGTTGGTGTTGTAGGTAGTGCATTAGTAAGTGGAGGAGCTACCTTAGGAGCCAAAGGTGCTCTTGCTGGTGGAAAGTTATTAGGAAGTAAAGCGTTAGCCAAAGGTGCCACAGCATTAGGAAGCGGAAAAGGAGTAGCTGGAGGATTGGGTACAGCAGTTTCAAAATATACTCCTTCAGGTATTGCAACTAGAAAAGGTATAGAAACTGTACAAAAAGTTAAAGGAGCTGCATCAGTTGGTGGTTCTAAAAAACTAGCAGACTCTAAAGCTATTATCGAAGCAGTTAAAAAAGGTAATATAGGTGATGTTAATACTTTATTAAAAGGTAGAGAGGTAGCTAGAACCTCTATTGATGATGTAATTAAAGTTGTAAATAAAGAGTTTGGTAAAGGTTCTGCTGCAGCTAATAAAATTATTAAAAATATTAAAGCAAGTTCTCAAACTGGATTAAATCTTGGAAAAGAGAAAATTAAAGGTTTAGTAAATAAAATTGCTGGACGTTCTGAGTCTGTAACTAAGAGTGTTAATGTTACAGGTAAAGAAATGACTAAATTTATTACCAATGCTGGTAGAAGACAAAAAATGTCTTCAGCAGAAATTAAAGACCTTCTTAAAGTTATGAAAGACAATAATATTAAAAACTTAGATGAAGCTGCAGATTTTATTTTAAATAGCGGTAAATCTAGTTCAGAAATATTAAGTAAAGCAATGTCTTGGGCTGACCTTAGGAATATAGACAAATTGGATTTAGCTAAGATAGCTGGAGCTGGGCTTTTAACAACTAGACCACTTACAGGTATTGCAGGTAGTGGAGGTATCACACCTAGCCGTGCAGAGTTAGAAGCAGACGACTTAGATATATATAATCCTTACTAAACGGAGCACAAATGCGAGACTTACAAGATCTCTCCAGTGTTGTCCCTGAGTTTAAGCCTTTTTACAATCAGGACTCCACGGAGAGATTGTTAAATACATACTATCAAGCCCCTCATCTTATTAACGATGATTTATTAAGTCAAATTAAAGACCATGCTGCTCATTATAATATTCCTTTTGAAGAAGAACGTGTTCAAAAAGATTTAGGCAAACAAGAATTTAATCTATTACGTGGCATAAGGCAAATGGGAGAAGGTTTCTTCTCTGGATTTACCACATTTAATGTAGGCGAACCAAGTAAAAATCCATACGAACGTATAATGCGTTCTGTTGGTGAATTAGGTGGGTTTGTAGGGTATTTCCCTACAGCTCCACTTAAGGCTTTAACTGCTGCTAAAGTCCTTAAATCTACTGCATTACTAGATGCTGCTAGAGCATTAAGAGGTAATTCAGTACCATTATTCTTATCTAGAAAAGCAACAGAAAAGGTTGCTCCAATTGTAAGTAACACACTTAAAAAAGCTGCTCCAAATATAAAGAATGAAGCAGTCCAAGGTGCTGTTAAGTTTATGACTGATGATAAGCCATCACATATTGCTGAAGGTGCTTTTAATTTAGGATTAGCATCATCTATTAGTGCTTGGCAATTAGGTGTTAATGAAATGCTTAAAGCTGGTTTACATGGTGGTGTAACAGGTGGTGTATTTAGAGGAGTAGCAGAAATCTTTAATAAAGGGGGTATTCCTAAAACTGATATACTTACAGGTAAGCAAGTCCTTACAGCATCTCAAAAAGAAGACAAGATTTTACGAGCAGCAGCGTCATCGCTATATGATGGGTTGCAATCATCATACAGGGGTGATACGACACCAGAACAAATATATCACTACTTATTAGGTGCATACTTTGGTGCTAATGAAACTACAGCTGGTCAGGCTAAATATATGAAGCATGTTCAGAAAGTAGAGAAAAAAGCCGCATCAAATGCTAAAGCATTAAAAAGGTTAGATGAAGATGGAAAGCCTTATAATTGGGATACCGAAATATATGATCCAGAACTAGCAGATCCAGAAGGTTGGAAAGATTTAACTAAAACTGAACAAGAAGCTGTTTATGATTATATATTAGCGAATCATGGAACATATGGCAAACAAGCAATGATGACCCATAGATTAATGCAAGAGGCGGGATTAGAGCCTAATGCTGAACAATTAAAATTAATGGGTTCAAATTCTAAAGAACGTTATGAACTTGATGTTGCTATGAACAGAATAAACAAAAAGTTTGAAACCCAAAAAACAGCAGATAGAGCAGAATCTATAGGTAGAAAATTTAAAGTTGTACCTGAAGCAGAATTAACTGAAGATTATATTAAAAATCAAGGTGATAGAGGTTATAAAAAAGGTAAACAACAATTAGTTATACAAGAAAGGTCTTTAGTTAATATAAGAACTTCTAAAGATAGAGGCCCAACAAACGAAGATGCAGCTATTCCTTTAAAAGGTGCTGAAATAGAGAAATATAATCAATCTGTTAACTTAGATTTTCCTTTATTTGAGAATGAATTAGGAACATCTGTTAAATATGATGCTAAAAGTAAGAAAGTTATTGATGATGGATCTCAAGCAAAAGCTGAATTTCCTTTAGAATTTGCAGATAAAGATATTAATGTTGAATATAAAGGTAAAGACAATAAGGTAATTAAAAGAGATTTTAAAGACTGGAGTCCTGAATTATATAAAATTAAAGAACAAGTAGAAGAAGCTACAGGATATAATTTTGATCTAGCTCGTATTGATATATTAGATAAAGATGATTATACTAAATGGGAGCAAGAAAATGATCCTATTTTCCAAAGAACAGATAAAAGAGGTCCAGTTCAAGCAACAGTTTTAATAGGTGAAGGAAGACCATTAAATTTAAGACATAAAGATGGTAACAGAAATCAAATAGAATTAAATCCTGGCGACATATTTTTAAGTAAAGGTGTAACCAATGATAATATTAAATTTAAGTTTGATAAATCAAAAAAAGCTGGACGTACTTATAGAATAACTTTTAAACGTGTAAAAGCTAAGGAAACTCCTAGAGCATTAGGTGAAGGTCAAGTTTTATCTGATAATATATTAAAACTTTATACTAAAGGAATGAGTGATGATTTCTTAAACTTTAATAAAAAAGCCATAAATACTGCTTTTAAAGTTATGGAAGAAAAATTTCCAGATAGTACTGTAGTTGCTCCAGAAAATTTAGGATTACATTTAAAAGATACTGCTCCAGAAACTTATGCTTATTTAATGCAAAAAATACAGAAGTTAAGAGCTCCTGTAGAAAAGGCTAGACAACAATTAGTTCAAGAAGATATTTTAGATGCTGATTTTGATAAACCTGATTTAGATAATGATATTGGAGTAATGGGTGAGGCCGTAATACAGCGAAAAACAAACAAATTTGTTTCAGACTACCTAAGTGGTCAGTATGAAGGAATTGTTGATAAAACCAAGCGTTCTCTAAAGATTCAAGAATTAAGAGGTCAATTAAAAGATGTTTTAAAGGAAAATTTTAAAGAATTTGATATAAATAACTCAAATAAGATAGATTCTGACAAATTTATAGCAGATGTAGAAAAGAAACTTGGTGGAATAAAGTTTGGTGAAGAAGCTAGAGGTGATTTAAGACAATTATTAATGCGTCAAAATCAAACAAAACCTTTACAAAAATTATCTTTAAATATTGATGCAAAACCAAGCGGGATAGTCAAAAGTGGAGATACTATTATTATAGGTATCCAAAATCCTGATGGTATTTATTCTAAAAGAAATAAAGCTGGTGTTGATGAGTTTCAATTAGAATCCCCTAAACAAATAGACCATATATGGAAAGAAATTGCTCCAAAAGGAGAAGCTAATGATAATGTTTATATGGTTGCAGATAAGGTTATATTTGTTACTAAAAAGGGTGGAAGAGAAATTGAATTACAAGATATAAACAAAAGAACAAATTATACAGGTAGTGCTAGATGGGATGATGCAGCTGCTGCTAAAGAAGGTTCTAAAATAAAATCTATGCTTTTAGAAGAAGCTCATAATAGAGGTTATTATTTTAATGGTGGTAAAGGTGATAGTGGAAAAATGTATTTCTTTAAATACCACCCTTCATCTCAAGGATTGACAGCTCCTCAATTAAAAACTAAAGTTGATGGTGTTCTTATTGAATATTACGAAGGATTAAAACAAAGACATATAGATAGTGGTTCAGAAAAACCATATATGAGTTTTAAACAATTTCAAGATCAATACAATGCAATGAAAAAAGAATTTGTTGCTGAACATCAACTTAATCCTGCATTAAAATTTTCTACTGGCAGAATAAAAGAAGCAGAAAAATATTTTGATGAAGGTTTTTTATCTAATATTGCATGGGAAGCTGAATTATATGGTGTTTCTGCAACTAATGAAGGTTTTGCTAGATGGACTGGTTATAACTCTTCTATTAAAGATGCTAAAGGTTTTAACAAAAGAAACCAAATATGGATGACTGATGGATTTGAGGTTGATAAAAGCTTTTATGTAAACACAGTATCTAATATAATGAAAAATAAAGGGCATGATAATGCTCGTACTATTGCTGATGGTAAATTAAGATTTAGATTAATAAGAGATGCAGACCCTAAAGATATTGTATTAACAGATAAAGATAAAGCTGAAATATATACTGAATCAACTGATGGTATGATATTACTTGAAGAAAATCATATGGATGCTTTAAATCTTTCTATGGGTATGCCAAGTTCTGGTCAAAATAAATCGTTTATAGTAGATAGAGATCCAACTCATGGTGCTTTTTTGGGTAAATTTATGTTTCATAAAGCTAGTCCAGAAGCATCTAAGCATATGCGTGATGAAGGTGTTGAAATGTATGTTTTTGATAGCGCAGCAAAAGAAAAAGGTTCAAGAGAATTTGGTGAATTAAAGGTTGATGATAATTTAAATGCAAAATATACTCACCCTACCCCTAAAGAAGTTGGTCCTTTATTTGAAGGTTCTGGAAAAGGTTATTATGAATTAAATATTGATGCTATCAAAGGTTCATTATCTGAAAAACAAAGTAGCCACATGTTAGATGCTCAACTTATTCCTAAACAGGTTATGGCCAATCTTGTTCCTCATGCTCAATCTGAAATAGATAGGGCAGTAATGGATGATTTTTTCAATGAAACTATAGGTAAAAAATATAAAGGTAATGAACAATATAATGAATCATTTAAAAAAGCTCTTGAAAAAGATGTTCTATCTGAAACAGAGCAAGCAGAATTTTTAAGTAACTTTAATGATTTAGGTGTTATGGAAGTAATTGATGCTATTAAGAACCCAAATCACCCTGAGTTTGTTACTAAATTATATCAAAAGATTTTAGATAAAAATATGAGCGATTTAGGGCTTGAATATGAGTCTGGGCAAGTAGATAGATATACTTATGAACAAGCTCATGCAGAAGCTGCTAATATTAGAACTGGTATAGATAGAATGATGGATGTTTATCCTTCTGTTGAAATCTTTTTATATAAAGATGTTAGAAACTTTATACAAACTGCAATGAAAAATTTTGTTGTTAATAAAGTAATAAGACCTAAATGGGATTATTCAGTTTCAGTTAGAATGAGAGGTTTAGACCCGTGGTTAGCTAAACAAGATAATTTAAAAGATTTAAATATAGGTAAAGGTTTAATTGAAGATCCAATTACAGGTAAAAAGGTTCAATCTAAAACTTATCTTAGAAATAAATATGGTGTAGAAAATGCTGATGAATTGTTTTTCTTAGATGATAGATACAAACAAACAACTTGGGATATATCTGAATTTATTACACTTAAAAAGGGTCAAAAAAGTAAAATGACTTTAGAGGAAATATGGGAGCAGTATGGACCTAGAAGAGATGGGACATATCCTAGTGAAAGAATGAAGGAGTTTTTTAAAACAATATCTATTCGTGTTCCTATGGATTCTATATCTGGTGCTCATAAACTTACATTTGCTGGATTTACTGGCGTTGATGGTCATGGTGGAATATTTCATCCTAGAACTATGAGAGCATTGGGTGGTGCTGACCTTGATGGTGATAAAGCATTTGCTTTCTTTGGTATGAAACCTGAATGGAAAGAAATGTATCATAGTAATAAAATGGAATTTGCAAAAAAAGTTCCAGGTACTAATGATTTTACTATTAGTGATAATAAAACAGCGGGAGTACCTAAAATAGGATTAGATATTTTAAAAGAAACATTTGCTGCTGATCCATCAAAAGCTGCAGATATGTTTATTATGGATAAATTAGAAGGTAAAAATACTGAAGAATTGACTTTACAAGACTTATTAACATTTACTACCGCTGGCGATAAAGATGTTATGGCATTAAAAGCAAGTCCTTTAGGTAAATATACTGTTAGTTCAAGAATGGACATCTCTCAACGTGCAGCAGAAGGTCGTGCTCATTTAGGTCCAGCAGTAAGCTCAAAACAAATTTTAAATGCTATGTATAATGCTTTAACTAATAATGATGTTCAAAGATATGTTAATAAAAAAAGTAATTCAGACTCTATTTCTGCAGAAGAATTTGTTAAGTTAAGTGAAAAAGAACAACAAAAATACAAAGAAGACTATTCAGAAGAATTAACATTCATTCCAGAAGGTCATCAAGAACCAGTTCAAATTAGAATTACACCAAGAGAAGATTTAACATATGCTAGAGAACTGCAAAGAGCACAAATTGCATTTGGTTCTGACCCGCTTGATGAATTAGGTTTATCTGGAATAGATAGATATTTTGACCTTTCATGGCATAGTATGTTTAAAACAGAAATAGTTGGAGCTGATCCTAAAACGGTTGACCCTAATATTCTAAGAAGTTTTGAACCTCATAAGCATGCTAAGCAAGGATTATATAAAATATTTAAAGATTTTAATAGCGCTTATTTTAGTAAAAATTGGGTAGATGGAAGAAGATGGCATGCTACTGAAATAGCAGAAATGTCTAGAGCTATTACAAAATTAAATAGTAATCAAATGGATACTATGTTACCTCAAATGGTTAAAATATTAAAAGATATAGATTTTTCTGATGATATATCATCTAGAATATCTCTTAACAAATTAGATGCATCTTATGATTATCATCAAAAAGAAGTTGTTCCTAGATTACAAGAGCTAAATAACAGATTATTAGATGTTGATGGCAATAAAATATCTGGAGGTGTTTTAGGAAGAGGGTATTTAGATGCTAAAGGTGTAGATTGGTCTAAAGGTAAAGGTTTTGCCTCTCCAAAAAATCCAATTATAGATGTAATGCTTTCTAAAAAACTTTTCGATGTAAATGAACGGTTAAAATATATTTTACCAGAACATAATGGTGCAGTTAATTTTGAAAAACTATTTAAAGACAACTTTAAAAAGACTAAAGATTTTTATTGGCAGGCTAACCCTTCGTTTTATAAATCTGAAATATTAAAAAATGGTGGTGTAGAAAAATATAATGAATATAGAAGGCATGAGCAAGATTTTAGAAGAGAACAAATAGAACAATTATATAGAGATGCAACTGAGTTTATGCAATATAATGCTATGGATAGAAATTCGGCATTAAGAACAATAGAAGCTTTAGAAGAGTATTATAATGCTGGTGGATCTGCAGAATTTGCTGAACGTATAAGCAAAGAAGTAGAATATATTAAGCAGGTCGATATGGAAAGTAAGGTACGTAGCATAAAAGAAGAAGTGCTTAATAGTGATGAATATAAGTCTTTAAGTGAAAAAGAACAGAGAAAAGTATATAACACTTTAGAAGTTAAAGAAAAAACTTCAGGTTTAAGTGATAGAGATGAAATTAATTTGTTAATTAGAAAGTTTAAGTATGCTAACTCTTGGAAAGCAAAATTTGAACCTAATATGCAAGATCCAGAGAACCCTGGTATGATGACTTTAGCAGAGTCTAAGTTATTTGACACACTTATGTTGTCCTCTTATTATAGAGGTCCAGGTAATCAGCAATTAGTACAATGGCAAAAATTACCTGCTAATATGAAAAAGTTATTAAGTCCCTATATAAAAACATTAAAATATGAAAACTCTGGAACTTATTTCCATAAAACGGGTTTAAGTAGCGCCTATATTACAGACGCTTCAATTAAAAACTTTTTAGAAGGATATGCTAATGAATTTAGAAAAGTATATACTGATCCATCTGAGTCTATTGATGTTGATTTTAAAAAGGTATTGACCACAAAAGAAAAAGAAACTAAAGATGGTGTTGAGGTCCCTAAATTACTATACGAAGAGGATTATGTTGGTATGGGGACATTAAGAGAAAAGGCAGTAGCTAAATTAAATAAAGATGAAATTCAATTAGTTGATGAATTGGCTGGACATATACAACATTATAGAGATAGTTTTAATGAAGGTGGTTTAACTTTAAATAAAATTGCTAGAAAAGTTGTTAAAAAAAATGTAGATGCGATGACAATAGATGATTACAGGGTCTTAAATGGATATTTTAGACAAATGAGATCAGGTAATATGTTTATTAGTCCAGGTAAACTAACAGCAGAAGGTGCTGTAAGGTTATCTGAAAGGCATCATATGCTGTTTCCTAGAATGGTTTCTGATGAGCAAATTGTAAAAGACTTTAAACTATTTGAAGAAAGAGGTTTGTTCCAAAATTATAACGGAGAATGGGTTGAAGGAATGACTGGCAGACCTTCTCATTTTATAGAACATACACAATATGCTATTGGAACTATTCAAGATTACGCTACAAAATTAAAAGAAGATGAAATTAAAGCGTTTAATGAAAGAGTAAGTGAATTAACAGGTTATGATACAATAGAGAATGGTGATGCCTTTATTGAGGTTGCTACTGCTTTAAAAGATTATAATTATGTAAGAGACCCTAAAACTACATTTAGATCAGAAAATGATCGTTCAGTAGCTACAGAAGTTGCTGTTAAAAATTTAAAGGAGGCGTATGAAAAAGCTGATTGGGAAAATGTCAAGGATACTAAAATTAAAGTCACTGTCAAAGCTGAGCCTGGTCCAAAAGGCCAAGAAATGGGCGGTATCATTGAAAGGACTGGTAAAGAAATTGTTGCATCAATAGATAAAGTTTTAACAGAACGTTCTATTGAGGTAATGAAATGGATTAAAGGGGACCATTGGGAATATATTAATGGTCAATGGGTAGAAGGTAACAATCCGTTAAAAAAATTATTTAAAAAAGACAAAGAAGGCAATATACTGTACCATGGTGATTCTAATGAGGTCCCTATTATAGATATGCAAAAATTTTCTCGTTTAATGTTTGACCATATGAAAGCTGGAAAACAAATGGATATGAAGCTTGGTATGGATAATATGAGATATATTAATAGAAACTTAAGAATTGAAATCTTAAAAGAAGAAGCACAAAGACCAGAATTTACAGAAAAACAAAAAAATGGTATTTTGAAGATAATTAAAAATCTATCTGATAGGCCTATAGAATCAACAGGTGTGATAGATCATAAGAATTACCATCCTCATATGGTTGAAAATAAAACTTTTGCTAGAGAATCTTTAGTTAAACAATTAAATAAATTGATTGAAAAAAGAGATAAAGGTGAAGTAGATGCAGATATATTTGACAAAGAAGCTGCAAGTTTAATACATAGACACAAAACATTAACTGGTGAATGGTATATTGATGATATAGTAGATAATCAATTGTTTGAGACTGCATTGCAAAAAATCAATGAAAAGAAAATGGATGCTCCAGAAATAAAGCAAATGCTTAGCTCTCCTACAACTGGAAATATGATGAGTCGTACATCTATGCTTGCGGGATTCAAAAGAGATTTAGGGGCATGGGATGTATATCAAGCTAATTTAATTGATGCTTATTTTAGACAAATGGGGCAAGCGGTATCCACTCACATGTTAGGTCAATTTAAAAATCATTTAAAAAAGATTCATAAAACAGAACCCGAACAAGTTACTGCTTGGGGTAATTGGATGCAAGATTATATATCTAGAAGTTTAGGTTCTCCTTCTAAAATACCTGAAGCTTGGATGGACCCAAATAGTCCTATGAAAGTTAGAGGTACTCCTTATTCTTGGTTTGCTGATAATCACGTAGCAGATCTTCTTAATAGAGTTAAAAAGAATATGGGCTTTAAAGGTGATGAAAGATTACCTGAAGAATTAAGAGGTATAAATGAATGGGATTTAAGACACTGGTCTAATTTAGAAGCTAAATATCAGCTTGCTACATTACTTGCTCACCCTAAATCTGCTGTAGCTAATATATTTGGTGGTACATTACATACTATACAATCTGTTGGTTGGAAAAATTGGAAGAATGCTAAGAATATTACTTGGCTTAAAAAAGCAATAGGTGGAGATAAAGTTCCAACTTGGGAAACAATGAAAGATGCTGAAAAATGGACTATTGGTCATGGTGTTGTTCCTGACTTTATATTAAATGAGGCTCAAACTAATCCTATATTTAAAAAAGGAAAATATAAGGCATTTTTAGAAGATGCATTGAAAAAAATACAAAAAGATCCATCTGTTAAAGATGAAACTTTACTTGATATTGCTAAAAGACACAATATTACTAAAAGCATGTTTGATAAAGCTGCTTGGTTTATGAGAGAGCCTGAAAGAATTTTAAGAAGAGATTCTTTTATTGCTCATTATTTACAAGCCAGAGAATTGTATGGGCATGCTAATATGGAATTAAATCATCCTATGTTAATTCATATGGCTAAAAAAGGTGTACAAGCAACACAGTTCTTATATAGTGCACCGTTCAGACCAGCATTTAGTAATACTTCTCTTGGTAAAGTTATGACAAGATTCCAGACTTGGGCTTGGAACTCTGTTAGATTTAGAAATGATGTATATAGAGCAGCGAAAATATATGGTTTTAGACAAGGTACTCCTGCTTTTGCAAGATATAAAAGACAAGTTCTTACAGACATGTTTGTATTTGGCTTGGCTAATGTATTTGCTTATTCTTTATTTGAATCTGCAATGCCTCAACCTTATGGTTGGTTTCAAGATACTGCAGATTGGGTATTCGGAAACGAACAAGAAAGAGATAGAGCATTCTTTGGGCAGTGGCCAACCGCAGTAGCTCCGCTCCAAATGGTTACTCCGCCATCTTTGCGATTGGTCCCTGCCACATTCAATGCTGTATTAAATAATGATTTTAGTAGAATCAGTGATTACCAATTATGGACAATGTTTCCTTTTGGAAGATTAGCTAGAGATACTAAAGGTATTATTGAAAACCCAATGAGAACTGTTGAAAAGACAACTGGTATACCTTATATGCAATTTGCCCGAGAAGCTACCAAATACAGAGAAAAAGATGAAGATTAGGTATCTACCCTTCTATTGCGAAGAAATGGAGAATTATCACATTATTCGCACTAAGTCATTTAAAACCAAAAAAAAAGTTTTAACCAAAAAACTGCACAAAGTCACGTATAAGTTTTATAAATAACCAGAAAGTTTTTAGATATTCTTAAAAGGTTGTTGAATCTTGGAGGTGCAATAAGACCTATATAGAATTTTTTATCTTTCTGGTTTACTTGAGGTTAGTATAGGGGGAAATTAATCCCCCTTTACTGTAAGGCTTAGGTCCCTGTAGGTTCGGCTAATTTAAGATTGGTTCACCTTTACTAGGTTGTTAAGTGATTTGCTGTTGAATAACCATTCTAAACTTGCCAAATTCAAGAGTTATTTCATCGACTCCCCATCGTATCTGTCTAACAGTTACGTTTTCTGGAACCGTTTCTAAACTCTCTTCCATTGCCTTTAATATACTCTGTCCGAAGACAAATTTCCAAGCAATTTCTCCCATTTGCTCTTCATCTTGCCTTTGAAAACTGTCTCCAATATATTCTTTAGCATGTTGGCTAGGCGTTTTTTCCATTGTCACTTTCAGCCTCCTCTTCTAACTTTAACATCTTACTTGCTCTTTCTTCTATTGTAGGCTCATTAACGGACCATTCACTTTTTATCTTAGTTTTAGATAATTGTCGTTCTGCACTAACTTGTTCATCGATTTCTTGTCTTTCAAGCATCTTAACAAGTTCTTCTTCATGATCTATCATGCCCCATAATAGTGTAAGATATACTATTACATCAACGATTCGACCTCTTACATCCTCTCGTTGACTTTGATGTCCTTTTACATATGATTGTATTCCATCTATATGTTTTAAGAGATAAGTCATTAATATTTGTTCTGGACTTAACCCTTGTAGTTCTGCTATTCTATCAAAATTAGCAAAAACATTTTGTTTGTTTTGAGCATATTCTTCTTGACCTTGTAATCTTACTGTTCTTACCTGATCAAATATATCCTCAACTAGTTCTGTATGAAGTTTTAAGTTCATTCTGGGCTCCTTTTATAGAGTATTGATGCGTATACATAATTATGCACCCACCAACATCTACCATTATCTGAAACATCCATAGCAGCCTGTTTTGCTCTTTGAGAAAAGCTTAAATGTCTATACTTTTTAGCTACAGTGTAATGTTTGCTTTTTTTATTGTTTTCTTTTTTCGCTATTGAGCGTTCTTTTGCAGATAAATCCACATAGTTTGCCATGTATTACTCCTTTCTAAAAAGGTAAGTCTTCGTCTTTTACCTTCGTAATAGCATCTTCTAGTGATAATCCCTGGTCCCTTAGTTTAAACAGCTCTTTGATTTGATCCCAATCCATTTCATGATATATTTCTTTATCTAATTGCTCTTCGTGAGCAGATAATGCAAAAAACATATTGTTTTGTTTTGGGTTATACCACCCTGCAAGACTAATTCGTGCTGTAGCAGGTATTGTTTTAGGTATTTCAATACTTCCCCTAAAATGTGGTTGTCTGTTTTCTTCTGTTGCGTCTTCATTTTTAATTAATTTAACGCTTCCTAGTTTTATATATGGCATAAGGACCTCTATTTGTTATGAGTTAAGGGGCTTTCGCCCCCTAAATCTACTTATTATTTTATTACTCCGCAAGCCTCAATAAACTTATTATAATCGAATCTATTATTAGCAATTTTAAAATCTTCTGCTAATTCAGATGCAAGTTTAGCTATCGCTTCTGGATGTTTTGGTTGATGTTTTTTTATTGTTTTCGCTATCATTACGAAATATTTTTTTGTTAACATTAGATACTCCCTTAATCTCCTCTAACTGAGGTAATTTAGAATCTCAACCATCTGAGTATCCACAATGTGGACATCCAAAGTTACAAGCCATGGCTGAAATATATTTATTGCAATTTAAACATTTGGTCATTTGATACTTCATGCACCAATCCTTTTTAAAGCAGTGTCTAATACAGGTTTAATATCGTCTGGCAAAGACTCAAAATGAGCTGCCATTAAATCGTATGCTTGATACCATTTAAGTGATGTTGCTGTTAGCCTCATTACTTCTTGTTGCAAGAGCTCTACTTGCCTCTCTAGCTGCTTTCTTGACATCTGACTTAATTGTTTCTTGGTGATTCTGTTTTCTGGCATAGTTTTCTCCTCTAGTTTCAGGATAATGCTGTTGACATTTCCTTCTAGATCTTGATATATTAAATGGGGATGAAATTTTTCCATCTTTCCATAATCTCATTAAATTTCTAGCTGATAATGTTTTTATATTAACTGAAGGTTTGAGCGCAGCTAATTGCCACGCCCAAATTGCCCAAATTAAATCTACATCACTATCTGCTAGTTTAGGTTTTGCTATTATAAAACCTTTTACTTGATTTACCATATTAACTCTCAAAGTTGTCTCCCTTCGCTAGTTTTCTTAATATATAGCTTTTTGCGTTCACACTTTGTGTGTCAAGGTAGTTTAACAGATTAGTATATTCTTTATCCGTTAGGTGTCCTTTCCTTGTGTTACATCGTCTACATATTATAGTAAGGTTTTTAGGAGTAGAGTCACCGCCAAGACTGAGAGGATACATATGGTCGCAAACAATGTTAGATACAACAAGCGTATCAGTACAATACCTGCATTGCTTACCATAAAATCTAAGAAATAAATTTCTAATCTCTTCCAGGCTGATGTTAAATTCAACTTCATACTCTTTACTCCGTTTCTTTAGTGATGATTTTAATGTAGAAGTTTTCTTCATAAGTCTATGGAAAATCTTTTTGGCATGTGTGCCATGGTGCTTTTGTAGCAACTTTATAAACTGATCTTCCCAATATCTTACTCGTCCTCTTCTAACTATATTCTTTTTATAAGCCATTTATGCTCCTACATTACAGCAAAAGTAAGCATCATATGTAATTTAAATAGCTTAAAAGTTAATGTGACACTATTATCTTGCCCATAAGTAAGTCCAAAGCCTATTAAAGATAATAATACAACTAAAAAGCCATTTTCACTTTTTTGTATTTCTATAATAGACATTAAGACCTCCTTATTCGTTTAACTTTTTCTAATTTAAAACCTGTAATACCTAAACCATCTTTTGAAGCTTCTAGAAAGTCTCTTCTGGCTTTCTTTTTGTCTATTTCGACTTTATATCTCTTATAATTATCGCTAATAGATTCTTCATCTGTTATAACTATAGGTCCCCAAGTTTCATATACTTTATAACGTGCAGTATCTGTAATTAAAATCCCGTCATTACCGCAAGTTTCTACAATAAGTGGTATCAACTCTTTATTAAAGTAATCTTCTGTTCTAGAAATAGCGTTTTTTCTGTTTCTTAAACGCTTTATTTCATCAGTTAATGCTTTAATTTCTGCATCAATATTACCTTTTTTCTTGTTCATTTCTACAATCATATGATCAAGACCACTTACTTTAGTTGTAAGTTCATTTTTTATTTCAGCTATACCTTTTTCTATACGTTTTTCTTCCTCTTCCCATTCGTTATCCTGTTCTATTGAACATTCAATTGAATTACGTTTTAAATCAAGGTCGTCTTTTTCTAACTGAAGTTCTATCAATGATCCAACCAGATCTCTTGATGTTAGCTTAGTAGCCATCTGTCCTCCGTAATCTGAATGAAGGAGTCCATTCAAGTTCTGTCTCAAATAACTCTCCATCTGTGTTTTTAAATAGTTTGACAGCCTTTTTAGGGCTATCAGCTTGACCGTTTAGTCCAATTACTTTTCTGGATGCATTTTCTATTGCTCCGCTACCTTTACCTGCATATAAATCAAGTACTTCGTTTCTACTATAATCTCTACTTACTTGAGATACCTGTATTATAATAAGGTCGTTGTTAACTGCCATGTTGGATAAACCGTGGGATATATATTTTATCTGTTCATACTCGCCTCTCACCGATGGAGGAGTATCAACTAAATCAATATAATCAACGATTACCATAGCAGGTTGCAACTCTGTTATTTTTGTCTGTATCTGTTCAAGCGTAGGAGCTACAGTTTGAATTGTTATATGCGCAACTTTATCCTTTACTAATGGATAAATACTTTGATAATTGGACGACACATTGTCTTTTGATTGATTAGATGCAATCTGAAGATTTCTTCTATGCATATACCAACCTGCCAATTCTAAAGATAAATACAACGTTGGGATTTGTAGATTTGTATCAATTCTATCGTTTAAATGGTCATAACCTAGAGCAATATTTTGTGCTAAGGTTGTTTTGCTTGACCCTGTGGGTCCAAAGATAGTGATTAAATCTCCTGGGTAAAATTGACAATCAGCCTCAACACCTAGTGCCTTACCTAAATTGTAACTTTTACCTGTAAAATCTGTTGTTAATCTATCTGTTAACTGTTTTTGTAGTTCTACATTATCCATAATATCTACTAAATAGTCTTTTCTTTTATAATGAATACATTTTGGATTACAATGTTCTTTCATTAAATGATCTTGGCATCCGTATTGGTATCCTTTATTATAAGCATACTCTACTTGAGATACTACTTCCTGTTCATTTAGACTACCGTCATTCCATTCTAATAATGCAGCTTTTGCAGCTCTAGAAGATATACCGCTTCTTCTATAATGAGAAACTATTCTTAATAATGTTGTGTGTCTGCTACCAACTTGTGGTCCAGCGCCATACATTCTTTGAACACATGTTACAACTTTATTTGGTTCTGATACTTTCCCCATAGGTTTTGATGTAATAGAAGCTTCTACTATATGATCTTCTAATTCTCCATCACCTACTAACTCTTCGTAAGGAAATTCAGTTCTTGCTGTCTTTGCTAAATCGTGTATTTGCTGCCAAGTACATTGTACTGCTTCTTTATAAGTAAGTGGTACTTTATATAAGCCAGTTTTCTTGTTTATTGTATGAGCTACACGATATAGTCCAGTTCTAGTATAAACCATAGGGTCTATTTCTGGAAACAATTTCATCATAGTTTCTTTCATATGAAAAGGTAAATCTTCACTAGCTGTGAAGTTAAAAACACTATTTGGTATTATTATATGGTAACCAGTTCCTGAAAAATATACTCTGAAGTTTTCTGGACTTAATTCAAGGTCATTTATTAATTTATAAACTATTCCTTGCATTTTATCAAGAGTAAATTTATCAGTGTTTTGTTCTCTATCAATATCAATCAAAATATTGTCAATAGAGCGAGGTCCATAATAATGTTTTATAGTGTTTTTAGAATTTCCATAATCATAAGCATCTTCATTATAAAGATACATAGATCTATATAACGGGACACTATTTATATGTTTAGCAAGTTCCTGTTTTGGTATAAATACCCCCCGTTTACGAGGGGTATCTATTGCTATTTCTATATAATTATAGATTTTCAACTGAGATACCTGATGCATCAAAGTTTTCTGAGTCTGTACCATTCATAACAACGTTATTTGCAGGTTTACTCATATCTTCAGGAGCCTCTTTCAAGAAACCTTTAGATCTTAAAAACTCAATGTAACTTTCAAGCTCTTTTTCACTTCCAGCACTTACAGGTAGTACTTTGTTGTGAACTCTTGTATAAGCTTGTCCGTTTTTAGATAACTCTTTAAATATAAATATAGTTAGATTTACTCCACAATATTTATTTAAATGATCACAAATATTAGAAATTGGTTGACCATCTTCAGTTTCCCATTTTCCGTCTTGATTGACACCACCTTGTTCTCCAAGTGCATCTAGGAAAAATGTGATTCTTTTTAATAAAGTACAGTCTTTAATCCTGCCGTCTGCTTCTCTATCAAATGAACCTGCTATTTTCATAACTCTAGGATACTGAGAGCCTTCTACTTCAAATTCAACATTTAAGTAGACATCTGCCCAACTCCATTTACTTGAATCGTCAGTGATATTGACTATTTTACCTGTTTTTATTCCTAGCCAATCACCACCGCCTCCGCTTTTTATTTCAGAACGCATTATTGCCATCTATTTTTCCTCCTTATAGGATTTTATTTCAGCTACTATTGATTCATAATCAAAAGGTAACTTCTTTTGTGCTAATGGTCTTAATCTAGAACCTACCATTCTTTCATCATAACCTTCGAATGATACCATATATTCTTGAGTAGACCTGTCAATTGTTGCATAACCGATTACATCAGCTTTTGCACATAATGTTCTACCTAGTCCACTAGGTAATGAAGGTGCTAATTGAGCCTTATCATCTGTCATTGCTGTTTGTTTTGCATGAGATATTAATATTAAATTACCTCCAACTTTTTTCATAAAGTCTTGTAATTTCTTTACAATATCTGCATTTTTACGTTTTGCTGCTGCCCAATCAGCTCCCCAGGATCCATCACCCATTTCCTTAATACCTAAATCAATTTTTACTACATCTTCAATCCAAGAATTAACTTGGTCAATAGTATCAATTATTATAGTATCATAAGGGTATTTATCCCAGTTTTTCATTAAATCACTAGTAATTTCAGCAAGTGAATAAACTTCCATAGGTTTGCCTTTATTTGGCCCACCTCTAAAGTAATAACCTCTTTCATTATTTGGTACGTACTCAAGTACTGGTTTACCATTTTTCATTACTTTTTTACCGTCTTTTTCTTGCTCTCTTACTGGAGGATTTAATGCGTGACAAGTAACAACATTTGCACCATCTACAAAATCTGCTCCTAAGTCAGTGTCTATTACTAAACATCCTTCATTTCCTTTAGGTGACCATTTTGCTGCTTGTGTTGTTTTACCTGATTTTGGTTGTCCAATGAAATACCAGGTTATACCACCTGGAAGATCTCCTGTCCAATCCGATTTTATTTGATTTACTTTTAGCATATTACTCCTAAATTTAGAGACACCTATCCCATTGTTTGAATAAACAGTTGTGCGAGTAGGATAGAGATAGATGTCTCTGATTACAAGGTAGAGCTAGCGCTTTAAATAGTGCCTATCTAGCTTTTAGTCTCGAGACCAGCAACTACCTTAGTTATACTTGTTATCCCAAGGGGGACGCCATCGCAAAGGGATCATACGACCTGCTAGATTTGCTTACAGGAGCATCTGGTGGAGGCGTCACTTGCCCATTAACAAGCTATTTCTTCTGTGATCTGTGGTTTTACGAGATTTTCCGTTCGTAAATTTACAGGACCTAACGACCCCCAAATATACGAATAATATAGGTTATTTTGCAACACATTAAATGCTTGCGCTAACCCATATGATGCTGCCAAACCTCCACAAAATATGGTATGTTTAGCTGTGCATGATTCATCTGGAATATCTTTTGAAGGAACATAAGAATCCATGAAATAATCGTCATCTCTTGTAACGGTTATTATTTCAAACCCTAATGCTCCCATCCTCATATCAATCAGAAATTCTCTGTCTGGATTTTCTTTCCATTGTTTATATACTGCAAGTCTACACTCCATATTATCGGGTGTAAGAAATACTTTATTTTCTAATGGTAATCCAGTTTGCCAAAATGTTGGACTTGCTTTGACATTACACTTACTATTTAATGTGTTAAGTGTTTCTTTTGCTGCTGTTACTTTAAAAAGATTTAAATACTTTTCTGGCCATGATGTTGTGGATAAATTATGTTCCTCTAACTGATCAGGGTCCCAGACAGTTATTTCTTTAAATCCCATTATTGCAGCATTTTGTAATAGGGCTGAACCAATACCTCCAGCCCCAATTACAGTAATCTTATCTAATCTTGATTGATCGATAAGGTCTTTGTTTCTAAGGTAACGATCTGCCATCTTCGTCTACTCCTATCTCTTCTAAGCGTTTATCTCTAACTTCTGTTTTTATTCTTCCTCTATCCCAATCTAGCATTATGTTGTCATATTCTATCCAAGTGCCATAGTCTAAAGGTTCTTCTTTTAAGCCATAAGATTGCATATATCCGATTTCATCAACATGGTCGTTGTATCGTTCTGCTTGTGCTTCTATTGCATCTTTTTCTTTTTTGGCTGAAAAAGCTTCTTTTTTGTTTAACTGATAACTAGATGAGTCAAAAAGAGTTCCTTGTTGCCGTCTTCCAAATCCATATCTTGTAATCGACAATGTTTTCTCTTCTTTTTTGGCGTTCTTTTTGATGTTCTTCTGCTGCTGTTTCCAGTCCTTATCTATATTGATAACTTCTTCAGCTTTGACATCAATTCCTTGAACAATTTCTATTTGTCCAAATTGATCGGGAAAACTAAAACCAAAGTAAAACTCTTTTTGTGGTTTAGTTGATACTACTAATGAGTAATAAAAGTTTTCATTAGCACCGTCTTCACATTGTTGTTCATCAGTAGGTGAATAATATGCTCCCATACTATGATGTGAATGTATGTTTCCTTGTTCCCATTTTTTGCCAATTTCAGGATATTGTTTTCTTAATTTACCCCATATCTCTTGAAGTTTATCTCCATCCCAATCAGTTGATGTTGCATCACCTAAATGTAAGGGGTGAAAATACTCTAAAGTTATTTTTAAAGGGTATTTTTTCTTTCCAGGTAGATTTTGATATTCTACTGAATACCATGCTGGTCCAGACCATTCTCTACCTTTATTCTGTTGAAGAAAATAGCGTACCTTGTTCAACATTTGGTTGGTTATTAATAGTGAAGGTTTCTTTAAGCTCACGCTTTAACCTCCTTTCATCTTTGTTTAATTGTTCAAGTGATTTCTTTAAAGCTATACTTTTTAAGTTGTTATATTTAAATATCAATCCATCTGTATCTTCTGCAGTTTTTATTGACTTTAACCAACTTCTTCCATTAGCTTTATCAGGGTTGTTCTTTCTAAGCATTACAAGATATTGTCCTATTTTTGTACCAGCTGATTTTAATTCTCCAGCAAATTCATATTCTGTTGAATTATTCTCAAAAGGTTTAAGTAGTTCTTTTAACTCTTTAATATCTTCTTCATGCTCAGCTATAGTTGCGCTATATCTATCGCTTACTATCCATCTATATGAATTGCCTCTTCGTAATTCATTTAGTTTATAAGCCATATCCCTTAATTTACCAGATAATTCTGGATCATTTATTCCATCAAAATCCATAAATAATTTTGTAAAGAATATTTTATTAAAGAATAAAGACTCAACAAGAGACATTTCCCCTATTTCCATAGCTAAATAAATATAACCCATCATCTTTTGATAGTTTACTTTATCTGAAAATCCATAATCCCCTTCATAAGAATATCTATTTAATTCACCTCTAGTGAAATGCTTAGTTCTTAGATAGGGTATATCAAAAAATCTAAATAATTCATTAAACTTTTTTGATAAATGTCCTTGCACTTCAAATTTTCCATAACATGGAATATCTTTTGGAAAGTTCCATCGCATTGGATCTTCTCCTAAAGATACAATATCTAAAGAGTGAGGGTCATCTACTTCTGATTCAAAAGTTTCCCTTACCTCAATTGGTGTATGAAGTTGATATTTAATAAACTTCTTTTTCCAATGAGTTCCAGCTACATATGTACTTCTACCATTATAAGATTCTAAATAGTTTCTTATATATTGTATAAATAATAGAAAATTTCTATTACTCCAATGTGTTGATAAATCTGTAGCAAATGAACCTAAGCAAGGTGATCCGTCAGATATATGAGGGTGTGATGCATATTCAGTTTTTATTTCAGTTCCATTTGTATATAAATAATAAAATTTAAATACTGGAGCTTCATCTATTACGGCTACATGTACCCAAAAATCTCCCATATGAAGATGTGGTCTATACTTAACAACAACATCTTTTATTTGTATGAGCGTTACATATTCTTGTATTACATCATTTGTGCCACTTTCTTGATTCCAAACATTCCTTGTAACGTTAACAACATCAAATTTATAGTTTTTCTCTATTAATTTTGCTTGTTTAGCATAAGGTAATGGTGGAGCTTCAGAATGACTAAATGTAGAGTCCCATTCTAATAATGTTGTTTCTACTAAACTTAAGTCAAAAGGTTTAAGATCCATATATTCTCCAATCTTAAAGAGAGAATGCTTGGGTCTCCTCCTCGACAGATTCCCAAGACTTACATCTCACTTTATATATTAATAGTTTACTAGTTGCCTGACTTATTCTTTGCTTTCATGATCAGAATAGTATCATTTTCTACTAGTTTACCTGCTGGTGGAACTGTTCTTTCATCACCGTCTTCTCCAATAACTTGCACTACACTATCAGCCATATCCACATCATAAGCTCTTAATACATCGCTTAATTTCTCAAATTTACCTGCTTCTAGCTTGTTATTTTTATTCCATGATGAAACTTCTACGTTTACACCGTTATTTGCTGTTCTAGGCATATTACACCTTTTCTGAGGACGCTTGTGGTTTGTTTTGAGAATCAGGATTGTGTCCTCTTTTAAATCCTGTATCTCTTACATAACATCTGTTTTTAAAATCTCTAACAATTTCTATTGGTACAGTGTACTGAGCATTACATGCATCACATTTCCATACTTCCCACTCTACACCATCTCCATAATAGTTAAACATTAAATTATCAGGTATACAGCAACCATTTTTATTAGAGATGTCTTTAGTTTTTGGATATAACGTCATATATCCTCCTTACTTTATTAAGTGTTTTGTTAGTTTTAGTTAAATTTTTAAAGTGTTCACACACTCTAAACTTTATTATTTTATATATTGGCCAGTTATACCTAAGATACTCTATTTGTTTTTCGTGTGTTTTCATATGATCTAAATAAAAAGCCCAAGGAACTGTTTTTTCTTCTTGGCCTGTATCAGTTTCTGGACTCCACCATTTTTTATAATTTGTATTGAAGTTATTCTCCTTTTAAATGTTAAGCAGCAGAGTCAGGATGTCTCAGGGGTTAGCGGACAGGCACTGGCAATATTCCTTTAATTAGGACCATGCTCTTGGCGGTCAGGCGATTACCTGGTGCAATCTTCTGCTGCTTATAAAATTAATAAATTATTGAAAGATTACACACGCCATTACAGGCGTCCCTTTAAAACTTCCCTACAACCTTAGCCCACAGCTCGTTTGTGGCTCCTCATCTTTCATTAAGCATACTCTAGTTTGACATAGATAGTTAATCTATCGGACGCCTCTCGAGAGCTTATATCCGCCCCTAATTGGTATGCTAGCAATCCTAAAATAACCATTTAACGATATAATACCATATAGTTGCACCTATTAGGAAAATTCCTAAATAAATGAGCCAATTTGGTATATTAGATAAAAAATCCATTGATTCCTCCTTTATTTTAACATTAAATCTTTCTTTTTAGGTTTTACGTCCATAAGCTTAAAAGCTTCAAGTTTAGTCTTGATATAATTAATTTGTTTACCAAAACCGTTGTTTATTTCTATGGTTTCTTTAATATCATAGTGTAAATCTTTATTAATTATAGATTTCATCACTATTCTGTGATCTTTTGCCATATCATCAAAAGAATTGTAATCAGTATTGTCTGATTTAGTATTATTTGCCATTATGCCTCCTTTAGCATCTTTTTAGTCTTTAAATACTGTCTTTTTGCATTTGTAAGTTCTTTAGGAATATCATTAGGTTTTAGACTGCTATTGTCTGCTATTAATCGATTGATATACTGATCAGCAAGATCTTTTCTGTATTTTTCTTGTATATCTTTATAATATTGACTACGTAGCCTATAATTTGATACTCTATCATCACATTCACTACATATAGTGTAGTTTGCTAAATGAGACAGCATATTTGGTAGTTTGAGTTTTTTGGGTTGCTTTTTTAAGTCTTCATTAAAACATTTTAAGCATCTCATATATTTACTCCTCTTTCTAATGTTCGAGGTAGGACAAATCACGAAAACCTACCTCAGGGTATACAGGGGGTAACCCTAGTCGGCAAACCTAGAATGGCTTGCGTAAAAGATGTGATTTTTTAATAAACTACTATGTTACTATTTGCTTCTTTATTTGCTCTTAATAAATTATCTATATCTTTATCTAATTTGATGCCATTATTTGTTAAGAAGTATTTAACATCTATACCTGTTCTTAATTGAAGGATAATATTTAGCATATGTTGTGCTGTGTTACTCTGTAATATTTTCTTATTTAGCGTCATATAGCCTCCAAATTAATAGAGAGTCGTGCTAATCCGCCACGTATGATTAGTTTTAAATAAGTTCGTCCACGGGACTTGCCCATGAGGCTCTTCTTATTGGCTAATATCTTGACTCTCTAATAGTTATCCTTTAAAGTTATACCACAATGCATATAACTGTTTTTTCTTCATTTTCTTGATTGACGCTTCCGATACTTCGGGATACCTTTTCCTCCAGTATTTGAGTGCCCATCTTTCAAGTTGAAATCTCTTTGAGTAGAGACATCTTCTTTGTTGCATGTTACTACTCCTTTCTGCATATGTTCATCATACGCTTTTTGCTGTAGTTCTTTTATAGTTAATTCCTCTAATTCTTTCATTCCTTCATAATAAATATGATCTTCCATATATCCTCCTTGTTAATAAAATATAACCTCAAATCGCTACCTATAGGCAGAGTTTGCTACTTATGGACATACATAAGTTTAATTGGTGGATTTCCAACAAGCCGAATTATAGGATTTTGCCCTATTTATGCTCAATGAGGTTATAATGTTATATCTAATGCGCATTGCAGAGTTCCAGGCGCGACCTGGGGATCATTTTACACTATTCGGTTCAACCCAAATAGTAACCGCTCTGCAATTCTTTACTTCTAAATTTTGAGCAGTTTTTACCATGTCGTGCTCAGGACAAGTTTACACAAGTTACATTGTGCGAGGGTTTATGAATAGTTTTCTTGCCCATTTATACCTCTTTCGTAACTTATTTACAATTGCCATTTGAATATAGAATTGTACTACGATAAAAGGTAATGAGATGCCAACTATGAGAATGCTTTTGAGTATAAATACCCAATACATTGGTGGTGTGATTTTGTACCAAAATGCTAATGCTGATAAACTAATGAATATTTTAAAAATCTTTTTCATTATGTTCCCCCTTGATTAGTTTAACTGCTTCGCGTTGTGCTTGCGGTACAGTAGTAATTTCGTTTGTTTCATTTACCCTACAAACTACATTACCGAATTGGTCTACTGTTAAAAAGAAGTTTCCTGTATCAGTCATAAATGGCCTGCCTTTCTATGTTTTATTAATAGTTAATAGTAACTGCTGTTAAGTCTGTATATCTTTTAAAAAACCTTGTTTATGTGTACTAAAAGACTAATATAGCACTAAGTAATAGGTAGTTAAAAAGGGGATAATAGATTTTACCCCCTTTATGCTAATGAAACCTAAACTACCTTAAATCTGCTAATGTTACAGAAGAGTAGTCAATCGTCTCAGGTTGTGGACGAAATATAACGGTATAGCATTCTACATCAGTGCCGTTATGCTTTTTCGTCCTTACAGGTGATACAGACGATTGATTATAAGGCTTATCGGCTATATGCTGTAGTTTAGGATTCATACCCAAGAACATCTGAACTGCTTTTACAGATAATGTTGTTTCATCTTTAAGTTCAGATGTAGATAACACAGTAATAGCAATATTGTTAGAGTATTCATCAGAGAATACAATCTTATCGTGCTGTTTAGTTACAGGATTGTATTCATATTTCACTTGGTTGCCGTCCATTTCAGGCTTATTAGTATTGCGTACTGAAAGAATACCAAGTGAATTGTTAAGATGTGATTTATTAGTATTTGACATTGTTTTGTCCTATTCTACTACATTCAAAACAATGGGCAAGGGTGTTAAGATGTAGTTGTTATTTGTATGTATTAATATCTGCCCAAGCAGATGTTGGCCTGCTTTTAATAGTCTACCCCGTAAGTGAGCGTTACAAATTAGATTGAACAAGAGCAACGGCTAAACTCAACGGCTGAGGAAGGCGGCAATCTAATTTTAACGGGAGTGGGGGGTCGGTATATCACGTACACAGATTCTAGGGCAATTTTTTACAAATGCACTTTTCAACGCAAAAAGGGCTATTTTAGGCAAGATCAGTGCAAAACAAGGGTTAAGGTACCCCTGAAATATTTTTTATATAAAAACCCACGATTGCAGTAATATAATTTGTTTGCAATAGTCATTTAAATAGTGGTATATTACTATACATTCCCGCGGTCGTTAACCTAAACTGTAGTTTACTACTGATATAAACTGTAGTTTATTAACAGATTATTATATTTCAAGGTATAGAGTAGTTATGAGCTATAAACCGCTAAAAACAGACAATATTAAGGTTAAATGGGATACTAGTATTCCTGTTGATAATGTTCGTACATATCCAAAAACTGATAAAAGGAAGAAAAATGCCTAGATTTGGTAAAAGAAGTAGAAATAACCTAGCAACCTGTGATGAAAGGTTACAAAAGGTATTTAATGAAGTAATTAAACATGTAGATTGTAGTGTAATAGAGGGTCATAGAAGTGGTGAAAGACAAGATAAATTATTTGAAGAGGGTAAAACTAAGGTTAAGTACCCCAATGGTCGTCATAACGCTAATCCAAGTAGGGCTGTTGATGTGGTGCCTTATCCTATCGATTGGAATGATAGAGAACGGTTTCATCTTTTCGCTGGTTTTGTGCTTGGTATTGCTAAGTCTATGGAGATAAACTTAAGATGGGGAGGAGACTGGGATCAGGACTGGTATGTTCATGATAACAGATTTGATGATTTTCCTCATTTTGAACTAAAAGATGTATGAAATAAGCATTAAACACAAAGGACAAGGTAAGGTAACTTACAATGTCTATACTAAAGATGAGGCTGATAAAGAGAATGTTAGATACACTTACTGGAAAAAGGCCGAAAAAGGCGACTATGCGCTCACTGATGATAACTATGTGGGAAAAGTCATCCAAAAGAAACGTTATAATGGAAATAATGGTGTTGAGTCTTATTACGTGCGTATGCCTTTTGGGTACGCCTTTCATTCTCCTAAGTATCCTAATCAAAAACTTAAAGCGAATGGTAGAATATCTAATCATACGTTGTCTGGGAAACCTCAATTAGAAGTTAGAAAAGGTACACAGGAGTGGAAAAACCTAGCAATGGTATATAGTGTCTGTTTTAATATGGATTTAGCAATAGACGCTGTATATGACAATCCAACGGCAAATAAGATAAGAACTGCAAAAAGATGGATGAAAACACAGGAGTTTAAAAGCATGGTTAAAGACGAATTAAAAGAAGTATTAGCGGAGAAAGGTTACAATAGATCAAAAACTATTGATTTATTAACCGAAGGTCTAGAAATGGCCAAAGTTAAGAATGATGTTACTAATTATTTAAGAGTTGTAGAGAATTTACAGGATATGCTTGGTATGAAGGATAAAACTGTAACTAAAACTACTACACAATTAGAAGCTACAGCAACTAGAAAGCTTTTAGATGAAATAAATGAAGAAGAACAGCATTTAAAGGGTACGCAAACCAAGATAGAGGCTAAAACAAGCACTGATGAGTAAAAAAACTAAAGTAAATGATGCTGATTTAAAATTACAAGCATTAATAGATGCGTGGAATAATAGAGATGAAGATGCTGGTTCTAATGTAGATCAATGGAAAGGCATTGTTAGAGACCAACGTTTAAAAACAATTGCTGACGACTATTATACGCATAGTGATAGTTTATATACTCCTAATGAAGTGTATAATGTTATGAGAGACCTTCATATATTTGGTGGTGACCCCTATATTAATAAAAAGCAAAAAACTGATTATTTCGATCAAAAAGACTCTAGAGGCGATTATGTAACGCGACCCACATATAGTCATGGAGGTAGAACATATGGTTTACCAGATGACGGTTTTATACCACCAGACGGCCAACCTTATTGGATGACCAATCGTGATGTAAGAGATACTTTGAATATTCCTTTAAATTTTGATGCTTATAGTGCTGAATTTGGAGGGCATGGTCTACCTCAATTTTCTAATCCTACTTATGATGACTGGACTAGAGATAGCTTAAGTTATGAAGCAGTTAGACAAAATAAGCTTTATGGAGACTATGATCAACCAGGTGGAGGTAAATATAACTATCAAGGTGGCATAGAAGATCAGGCTCATTTTGGTGACCATACTTATGATCAAGGTACAGTTCCTATTAAAGGTGCTCCAGGTAGTAATGAAAATGTTTATTATAACCTTCTTCAGTATGGATTAAAGGATGTATATGGACCAAGAACTGAAATACCTGAAGTAGAATGAAAAGCACACAAAGAGTCAAAATAGAAACACCTATAGGATCTATCGAAAGCGATAGTGGTAGTCACTTTATCGATGTATTAACAGTGTTGCTTGTAATAGTTGTTATATATTTTCTCAGGAAACTCATTAAATGAACTATGAAGAAGTCTACGCTAAGAAGCAAGCTCTTAAAAAGCTATTTAGCAATATTGCATTATTTGGGCGTACTTGCTTTCCTACTGCTCTTAGAAAGGCTACTCCACCTTTTCATCATGAAATTTATACTGCATTAAGAAATAGAAAACAAAAAAGAGTATTAATAGCTGCGCCTCGTGGTACTGCTAAATCTACAGTAACCAGCCTACTCCTTCCACTACACCGCATAGCTTTTAAACACCAAGATGACGAGGAGTTCATCGTTATTATATCAGAATCACAGGCACAGTCTATTAATTTCTTATCACGTATTAAATATCATTTAACTCATAGCGATAGATTTAAAGAACTTTTTGGTGATTTGGGGCCAAATACTGCTAAAAGATGGACAGCAACAGATGTTGTTACCGCTAATGGCGTTAGGATAGTAGCTGTAGGTACAGGACAAAGAGTTAGAGGTTTTATTGAAGGAGATACACGTCCTACACTTATTATAGTTGATGACTTTGAGTCGGAATTAAATGCATTTACACAAGAAGCTAGAGCAAAAAACAGGAAATGGATGACAGAAGCTGTAATACCATCATTATCTGATGACGGTAGGATAGTTATGATTGGTACAGTTATATCAGAAGATTGTTTTCTTTATTGGGCAAAAGATTCTCCAGCATGGAAAACATTATGGTATTCTATTATAGAAGAAGACGGAACTCCTATATGGCCAGAAAGATTCCCAGAAAGTAGAATTGCTCAAATAAAAGAAGAGTATAGCTCAGTAGGTAATATAAATGGATTCTATCAGGAGTATATGAATATTGCTCAATCTCCAGACGAGGCTCCCTTTAAACCAGAATGGATTAAACTTTACCAGCACACCTTCGAACGAAGAGAAGGTACTCCTTGTTTGGTGAAAGAAACAGGAGATGGCGAAGAAGTCATCCCTGTAGAGGTCTATGGAGGAGTAGACCCCGCATCTTCATTATCAGCAAGAGCAGACTTTTTTGTAATAGTAACAATAGGTATTGATTTTGAAGGAAACAAATATCTTATAGATCTATATAGGAAGCATGTTTCCCCAGCAGAACAACCAGATATTATTATAAATAAGTTTAAAAAGTTTAGACACCGTAAAATGAAAATTGAAACGGTGGCTTATCAGGAAGCCCTCAGGGCAGCCTGTAAGAAACGAATGTTAGAAGAGAATTTATACATTCCAGGATTAGAAAAAGGTGTTAAACCTAGAACTCGTAAGAGTGAAAGGTTGCTATCATTAGTTCCTATGTTTGCTAAAGGCGAATTTTACTTTAGAAGTCAAGATACAGAGGCACAAGCAGAGTTTTTATCTTACCCTAAAGGTAAACACGATGATGTTATGGATGCTGTGTGGACAGCTCTGGAAGGTTCTAGGCCATCTAGAATCAAATCTTTAGATGGAGAAGAAAAAAAAGGAAAGCTAAAGAAAGTTCTTGATTGGATGACACTATAATAAGTATATTACATTGATTAGGTGAATCTAATTAAGGGGGTTTAATTGGCATATAAGAGCAAAAAAGGCTCAAAAAAGATCGCAGAGGAAACGAAGCGATTATTTGACTTATATAAAAGAAAAAGAGAACATTGGGAAACTCAAGCTAGAGAAGACCAAGAATATAGACTTGGTAGACAATGGACTCAAGAGCAAGAAAAAGTTTTAAAATCTAGAGGGCAAGCCCCTATAGTTGTTAATAGAATACATCCAGCAGTAGAAACTGCAAAAGCAATGCTTTCTGCTAACAGACCATCATTTAAAGTGTCCCCAAGAGAAGATAGTGATACAAAAGTAGCAAACGTATTAAACGCCCTTTTATCTTATATGTACGATTTATCAGATGGTAGATCAGTTATAAGACAAGCTATTGATGATTACTATGTAACAGGTTTGGGATATGTAATGGTATATCAAAATCCACAAGCTGATGATGGAAAAGGTGAAGTTATGATAAAAGACATCGACCCCTTAGATGTCTATGTTGATCCTAATTGTAGAGATATGTTTTTTGATGATGCAGAAAACATAATTATATCTAGAAACTTTACAAAAGAACAAGCTAAAGCATTGTATCCTCAATACGAAAACGCCATTGATGCTGCAACTGGCTCTTACGAGTCTGACCAAATCTTTACAGGAAATACAGATAATACAGGTCTTACTTTTCCTGGAGATGTTGATACATTGGAATCTGATGGAGAATCTGAATATGTTAGAGGTTATGAAAGATACTATAAAGTGTCTGAAAATATGTATAGAGTTTTTGAACGATATACTGGAAAAGAGTACAGATTCGATGAAGAAGAGTTTCAACAATACATCAATCAATCAATTGGTATGCTCAATGGCGAAATATTTGAAGGTGACGCAATACAGCAAAAACAAGATCATACGAATGAATTAAAAAATACTGTAATGGAACAATCTCTTCAGGTTATAAATGAAGATATTCATAGAATGCAAGAAGAATTGGAAGTTTCTTATATCGAAAGAGAAAAAGAACTAACAGAAATGATGCAACAAGGTATGATTGTTCCAGAAAGAGCAGAATTAGAACTAGCAAATTTAAGAGAAGCTATTGATAAACAAGTTGATGATACAAAAACTGAAGCAATGGCTCAAGCTGGTCAAGCTGCTGAATTACCAGAAATTGAAATAATGACTAAAGCTCACCTTGTTAAAGAAGGTATGATAGAAGTTGTTCCAATTTCTGTTAGATTAGTTAAACAATGTGTTGTAATAGGAGATAAACATATCTATTCAAGGATATTACCTACTAGTAATTATCCAATAGTTCCTGTAGTTAACTTACATACTAGAACTCCATTTCCAATGAGTGATGTTAGAATGGTTAAAGGTTTACAGGATTTTATCAACAAAACAAGGTCGCTTATTATTGCTCATGCTACAACATCTACAAATATGAAGGTATTAGTTCCTTCTGGTAGTGTAGATATGGCTGAGTTTGAAGAAAAATGGGCACAACCTGGTGTTGGTATAGAAGTGGATTTCGATATGGGGCAACCTGTAGTTGCTAGTCCTTCTCCATTACCTAACGAACTATATCATAATGAACAGACGGCCAAAAACGACATTGACCATCAGCTCGGTCTTTATGAAATGATGATGGGTAACTCACAAGCTGCCCCACAGACTTACAAAGCTACTATATCTTTGGATGAGTTTGGGCAAAGAAAAATTAAATCAAAATTAGCTGATATTGAAGGAGCATTAACTAGAGTAGCTAAAATTTCTATTCAAATGATGCAAGAACTATATCAGGAAGAAAAAATATTTAGAGTTGTTCAAGCAAACAATTCTATTAGTGAATATGCAATAAATAAAAAATTATATGACGATAAAACTGATGAAATCAAAATTGCTAACGATATAACTGTTGGTAAATATGATGTAGTATACGTATCAGGTTCAACACTTCCAAGTAATAGATATGCGGAACTTGAATTTTATATGGATGCCTACTCTAAAGGTTTAGTTGATCGTCAAGAAGTATTGAAGAAAACAGAAGTTTTCGATATGGAAGGAGTCCTTGAGAGAACCGATACTATAGCACAACTTGAGCAACAACTCGCAGAAGCGACAGAGCAAATCAAAGATTTATCTGGAGATATGCAAACGCTTACTAGAGAAAATGTTCACCTCAAACAAAAAGTTGAAGTTGAGAAGTTTAAATCTGATTTAGACAACACTTCAAATAAAGCTAAATTAGCGGGCACTCTATTTGAAAAAAGACTAGATGATAATTTATCTATGCTTAAAAAGGAGTTCACTGATGCCGCCAAAGAAAATAAACCAGACGCACCTTCTTCAGCATCAAAGAAGCCGTCTAAAAAGAGGAAAAAATAGCAATGGAAGCTAATAATAATACGGCTCCTGTGCCTGAAATTGAACAGGATTTACAGGATACCCCAACAACTAATGATAACTCATTTAATGATATGTTAGGATTACCTAATACAACAGAAGAAACGGCCCCTCCTAAACACGAGGATACCCAACAACTTATTGAGAAAGAAGTAGCACCTCAACAAGATTTTTCTAATAATGAAGTCCCTAATAATAATGACCAAGTGAGGTATCAATATTGGCAGTCTAAAGCTGCTAAATTGCAGAATGAATTACAAGCTGTTAAAGATTATGCACCTATGGTGGATTATCTTCGTAACAATCCAGAGGCCGTACAGAACCTAACTCCAGGTGGTAAAGCACCTGAAGGTCAAGTACCCCAAAGTCAAGAGCAAGAGGAGTTTCCTCCTCCACCTGCTAAACCTGAGCAACCTGCTGGATTCTCAAGAGAGGAAGCTTTTAGTGATCCTGCAAGTGCATCTGCAAAACATTTAGATGAAGTTGAAAAATGGCGCGATGATATGCAACAATATAATCAACTAGCATCTCAATATGAAATTGCAGTAATGCGCGAAAATTACAACCAAAAGCTCGATAAATTCGAAAAGTTAGAGTTAGAGAGAAAAGCTTATGCTGAAAATGCTAAAAAAATGAATGATGTGAGACATTATGTTCATTCAAATTATGATTTAGGTGACAATGTAGATGATTTTATCAATACAATGAATGATCCTAATTCATTAAATATGGATGAGCTTGTTGCTTACTATAAATTCAAAAAAGGAATGGTAGCACCTACTAATGTAAATAATGCTACAGCTCCTTCAAGTAATTTTCAGCAAGTAAAAAGAGCACAGTCTGTACCAACACCTATGGGGGTTCAGCCAGCTCAAAGTAACGCTCCTACTGACGCTAGTGAAGGATTTATGGATTTGCTTATTAATAATGACAAACACAACAATATCCTTTAAGGAGGAATAAAATGGCAAACTTAAAAACAAGTACTCCGTCTACTGCCTTTAATACGCAGGGTGGCCCAGCCATAGATAATATAAGAAGAACGTTTGGCATTGGTGATAAGGTTGCGGAATTAGCTCCAGAAACATCAATTTTCTTCTCATATTTATCTAAGTTAGGTAAAAAACCTATTGATGAGACAGTATGGAGACCACTAGAATATAGAAACCAATGGCAAAGACGTAATTTTACTGCTATCCAAAAGAAAGTATCTGACGCTAACTCAGACTGGGTAGATGTAACAGCTGTTAATGCTTCAGGTTCAGGCGCTGATGCGGCTACTCACGTATTCTTTGAATGTGATTACAACCACCAAGGTAAAGTACTAAAAGGTGGAACTGAAATGGGTACTAATACTACTGGTAACTATTCACCAATCTTCTTAACAAAAAATCAAGTTCTTAGAATTGATGGCGTAGCATATAAATTAACTGCTGAGCCTGTAATTTTAAAACATGATGGAACTAACTGGAACGAAGATACTTCAGGCGATAAAGGTATCGCTCGAGGTGGTGTTGCTGTTGTGCCTATTGCTAATTTAGTAGTTATTTCTAGTAACTCAGCAATTACTGCAGCGGTAGAAGCTTGGTCTAAAAAAGGTCAAGTGATGGGTTCTCAATGGGATGAGGCTTCAGGCGCTCCAGAAGGTTTCAGAGATGAGCTTTCTAGTGCAGAGTTTTATACTCAGATATTCAAAACAGCTGTACCATTAATGAGTGGTTCAATGATGGCTACTAAATACAGAGGCTACGCTAATGAGTGGCAACGTATTTATGCAGAGCATCTTAAAGCACACAAAATGGATCTAGAAAATGCTTTCTTATTTGGTTATGGAAAGTACAATACTGCTGATACTAGAACATCTTGGGGTATAATACCTTTCTTAGAAGCGCAAGGTGGTAAAAGATACCAGTTTGACTATGATGGTGGAACTGCTGCTCCTGTTACTAATGATGCTACTTATGACATTAAAGCTGGATTTAACTACGATGGTGTAGTTGATGTTATGGATGATTTCATGAGTTATGAATCTGGAAATAGTGGCAAAAAACTATGTTTAACATCTAGAAAAGTTATCAATAACTTACATAAAATGGGTGACGGCAACTTCTTGTCTAATTCATTTAGTAAATCTGATGGCTCTGCAACTAACAACAAAGAAGTATTTGCTGCTAGTTTAAATGTTAAACCTTCAAGCTTTATGCCTATCGATATTACTTCAATATCAACTTCTTATGGATCTATGAATTTCGTAGCACATCCATTATTTAGAAATGATATGGAAGATAAAGCGGTATGTATCGACCTTGGAAACGTATCTTACAGACCATTAAGTGGAAACGGAGTATCTCGTGATACATTCGTTGAAACTAATGTTCAAGGTAATGATATTGACGGCAGAAAAGACATGATTATAACAGAAGCTGGTTTAGAGGTAATGTTACCTGAAACTCACGCTGTTATTGATTTTGTTTAATCTATAACGTAAAAATGAGCCCCTGCTTTGTGTGGGGGCTCTAAAACATTGGGGAATTATGGCAAATTTTAAAACACGAGTTCTAGGAATATTAGGGCAAGACAATAGCGATTACTTATCAGATATAGCAGATATGCCTGGCATAGTTACTAATTCTTTATGGGAAATGGCTCAAGTATTACCAACACAATTTTTATTATCAGAATCAGTTTCGAATCCAGTAGATATTGAAAATTTAACTAATGGTCAAACAGCTCCTTCTGATGACGTAGATATTGCTGATACTATAGTATTGCTTGTAATTAGAGTTTCTGCTGGTCCTCATATAGTAAACAGTGAAAACAATATAACTGAAGAAGTATATCTTACAAGACCTTGTAAACAAATAAATATAGAAGAAAGCCATAAAGCGTTAGATTCTAATAGCATATATTTTGCTACTGACTTATCTCCAGTTTATTGGATTGAAAATGGAAACAAATTAAAAACTGCCCCTGCAACTACAGGATATACTGCAAATAGTGGGGTTCCTAATGGTTTAATTATGCCTGATGGAAAAAGTGGATTAAATCTGTACAAATATACTAGACAGGTGTTTACAGATGCAACTTGGGAAACTGCAAGTAGTTTTACAGGTATTCCAGAAGGCACTGAAGATTTAATTTGCAAAAGAATAGCAGTAGAAGTTCTTAATCAAAAGATACTTAATGCAGGGACACAAGATGAAGATCAAGAAATAGTTCAGATTTTACAAGCTAATAGAACATTATTATCTGAAGATATTGGAAATCAAGTAAAACTTTTAAATGATCTTTGGGAGACTAAATGACACAAAAAGAGCTTATAGAAATTATACAACAACATCACCCTAAAACTGGTGAAACTTTAATTAGAAAGGCTTTAAATAGAGCCCAAGATGATTTTGCAGCAAAAACTAGTATAGTTGAAGTTGCTACAGATGGAACAGATGTTACTGTAGCTGGCCAAAGATATTATAGTTTACCTCCTGAATTATTAGAATTAAAAAGAGTTGAATTAGGCAATATTTCAATTAAAAGATTAATATTTAAACCTATAGAAGGAGATATTACATAATGGCTTCAATAGATTATAGAGATAAATATTTTTACTTTGTAGATGACCATAGATTAGGGTTAGTAGAAAATAAAACAACTGTTAGTGTAAATGACCCTAATTATCAAAGTATTCAAAAGGCAGGAGAAAGCATAAGATTATTTTATGTTAGTAGACCTATACCTTTTGGTTCAGATTTAACAAAAAGTAGTGAAATACCTGACCAATTTCATGAAGCTTTAACTTATAAAGTAATATCAGATTTGTACAAATTACCAGGAGATTCCTTTAATTTGCAATTAGCAGGATATTATGATCAACAATATATGCTAGCTATTAGGGAAGCTAAAAAATATGCTTCTAAACATAGACAATCAGGAGGGGTTATTACACCTATAGATTATTAATGGCATTTAACAGAGCAAATATATCAACAACAAGTACTTTTGAAAGAAGTGGAGCAATAACTACTAGTGATACTCCTGCTTTTCAACTTTGGAGCAATGTATCTAATCCTGCTTTACAAAAATGGGATTTAGGTAAAGGTTTTACATTAGATACTAATAGCACAACAAAAGAATTAAATTTTAATTATAACAATGAAGTGATCCTGACTATCGCTAGTACAGGACTTAGCAATTTTGAACAAACTACATTAAACCTAAACAATTATAATTCATTCCCATTATCTGGACAGATGGGGGAAATGGCAAATGTTCAAGGTTCTTTGTATGTTTGGACAGATTAAAGGAGAGTAAATAATGGCAACATGGAAAAAAGTCTTAACTGAGGCAGACATTTTAGATGAAGACAATATGTCCTCAGACTCGGCAACGGCAGTTGCCAGTCAACAATCAATAAAAGCATATGTAGATGCAAGCATTCCAACAGAAGCAACTAATGTTACTGTTACTGGAAATAACAGTACAGATGAAACTGTATATTTAACATTTGTAGATGGCTCAACAGGTACGCAAGGTATAGAAACAGATACAAACTTAATTTATAATCCTAGTAGTAATATGTTAGAAGCAGGTATTTTTAATGGTACTATAAAAATTGCTGGCCACACAATGAATGATATTGATATTACATCTGAAGCGACAGATGCAGATGATCATTTAATGAGTGCTGCAGCAATAAAAGCAAGAATAGATGATTTAAAATCAGCAACTACATTTAATATAGCAGCAGATTCAGACGCTGCTAATCTAAATGTAGATTCAAAAATAGTTGTACATGATGAAACAATGACATTTACAGGTGGAACAGCAATTGATACCACAGTAACTGGAGGACAAACCATTACATTTGATCTTGATTTGTCAGAATTAGGAAATCAAGGTAGTTGCACTATTGGTTCTGATTATATTGCAATGACTATAGGTGGAGCAACCGCTAAAATGGCTCCGAAAAATCTATTTCAAGAAATGGATCAGTTTACAGGAGATGATACTTTAAGTATTGGTGATGCTGGAAATGATATGACTTTGAATCTAAGAGGTAACGTTACTGTTGGAGGAAATTTAACTGTAAACGGAGGTACTACAACAATTAGTACTACACAATTAGTTGTTGAAGACGAAAAAATTATATTAGGTAAACCTGATTCTGATTTTGCAGATGATGCTGCTGCAGTTAGTGCAAATAGTGGTGGTGGTATAGCATTAGTTACAGATTCTCAAACTGCTTCAAATTATGCTCAGCTTACTTGGATAACTGGTAAAAATCAAACAGGTTGGTGTGTAGAAGCAAATCAAAGTTCAGATGTATATGAAATCGCTAGCATGGGCTATTCAAATAATAGTGCCCCAGGAAATTCTGATGATGAAAATGGAGTTGGTGGATTTATATTTGATACAGGCACAGATACATTATATATAAGAACAGCGTAAAAAAAGGAGTATAAATGGGGAGCCAGTTTATTGCAAAAACTGAAAGTAAGTTGCAATTTAGTATTGAAGAAGCTGATTTATTATTAAAGATAATTAATGAAGCACAATTTAGTGGTGGACAAGTAAAAGTAGCCGCAGAACTAATAACTAAAGTCTTAGGAATACACAAGAAATTAGTTAAAAATAAATTGGAGTTTTAATGGCAACTTGGAAACAGGTATTAAAAGATGGAGATGAAAGACGTACTGTTCATATTAATGGTAGGTTTGGTCTTAGAGAATCAAGTTATTATCTTATTAATGGTACTGGCGCTTGGCTTTGTAATTCTAAAGACAATGTTGAAACAGAAGATATTCCTCTTGCTATTTTTGCTAACCCTTATAACTCAGATATAGACTATACTGTAGATAAAGCTGAAGTTAGATTTGCTACTAGCAGTAGTATAGCAATAAATTCTAGTTTTGAAGTTAATTTTAAAAGACTGGGTGATGCTGATTACACTACTGGAACTAGTGATAATACAACTCATGACCTTGATACTATGTGGGAAACAAGCAAATCTCCATTAAATCAAAATAGAATAGAAATGGTAGGAGGAGCAGGTCTTGTTAATGCTAACGGTCAATTTACAGCTGCAGGAACTGTTTTAGACCCAGGAGACGCTTTATATTGTATAGTTAAAGCAGAACATGGCCTAGTAGGAACACCTTTTACTTATTATGCTCTTTCAATTATGTTAGAATTAAAAATGTCAAGAAATTAAAACAGGGGATAAAATGTTAGACACTTTAAGAACATCAACAATAGGAATAGCTGGATCTGTAGGTTCTCAAGCTTTGCATTGGACAGAAATTGTTCCACCAGTATTTAGTGCATTAGCTGCACTTGCAACTTTAATATTCATGTTAATTAAAATATATAAGGAGGTTAAATGAAAGAGCTTATAGCAAATTACCTTTTTAATGATGAAATGAAAGCTAAAATCGTTAAAGAATTAAATGACGATATTAATATTCCAATCATCAATGAAAAAACAGAGGGTAAAATTATTGAGGCTATCTACGAGGTAGTTGAAGCTTGTGTCAAAAAAGCGATACTCAAATAAATTGGAAGAAATTACCGATAAAGAAGAAGTATCCATCACAGAGTTGATCTTGTATAATGATTTACTGTTAAATGATGACCCAGATTTAGGGGTTGCAATAGGTTTAGGTAGCGAAGACAAGATTTACGAAAAAGCCCCTAAAAAATGTTCCTGTGGGGGTTCTAATATAGTAGGACTAGAGGTTCTAGGGGCTTGTGATGAAATTTTGTTTTGGCTTTGTGATGATTGTGACAAAGTCTACTTAACTAGAACATTTGAAAAGACAAAGAAGCTACTTGAAGTAAGTAAAAAGTTCTGGACGGTACCAAGCGCTTGGCCTATTCCTCCTTTGTCGGAAAGAAATTAATGAAAAAGTATGTCGTAACTCCAGACAAACACTTTCCTCATCATGATAAAAAGAGTATTAGTGTAGTCTGTAAAGCCATCGAAGCAATCAAGCCTGATGGATATATTGATTTAGGGGACACGGGTGACTGGGAAAGTATAAGTCATCACAA